ATGACCGACCTGAGCAATCTGCCATGGAAGAAGTCGACGCGGTCGTCCGGGAACGGCGCATGCGTCGAGGTAGCCATCACTGCGGACGGCATTTACGTTCGCGACACCAAGGACCGCACCCTGCCCCCGCACAAGTTCAACTTCAAGGAATGGGACGCGTTCGTAGGCGGCGTCAAGGACGGCGAGTTCGACCTCTGACCCTGTGCACAGCGAGCCCCGGCTAGGCCGAAGCCAAGTCGGGGCTCGTCATCGCCTGCCGTAGCTTGCCCGCTCGCGCATCTCGGCGATGATCTCCTCCTGCTTGGCGCGAACAGTCATTGCCCGAGAAACGTACTCTCGGCACACCTCGTCATATTCAGCGATCATGAGCGCACAGTCAGATCCGCACTCGTCGCCGCACCTCGCCCGGTGGTCGGCGCGCTCCAGGTCGTATCGAGCCCACTGCTCAATCAGTTGGCCGTGTAGGGCCATGAGCCGATCCCAAACCGCGCCCAGCTCGGGCAGTCGACCCCGGTAGGTGTCGACTATCGCGCGCTGTAGCGGCTCGTGATCGTTACTCATGGCGTTCCTCACGGGCCGAGCATCGGCACCTGAGGAGTTTGCTTGAGGGAATTCGGGTGCAGTCTTGCAACTAGGGGCCGAAAGCCCTTGCAAGTGAGGCCGAAAGCCCCGACCCAGCGTAACCGCAGGGCCGGGCTTCTCGTTGATCATCTAGCCGGACGTGCCTGCCGCGAGGGCGTGATCGATGAGGGCCTACTCGACCGACTGACGCGGGTTGCGGGTGGTGGCCCGCTGCCCTAGTCTGGGAACCGCACCACCCGGGCGGACCTCATCAAAGCAGGGACCGTGTTGGCGCAGGACTGGCCTTCACGATTCACTTTCCGCCCGGCTCTCCCCGTATGGGGAGGTGAACCGCTGGAAGCTGAGGCGCGCGAGCGCACTAGCGACCTTTCTCCACGCATGTGGAGGTGCGACGAAAGCGCCCCAGCCCGCAGTGATGCAGGTGGGGCGCTTCGCTTTGTGGCAGGCTTCCGGCATGGCTAAGGCGCCCGATGGCGATCCCTGCTTGATCGGTTCTCGAACTAACGCACAGGGCATGCGCCGGTCGCGCACTCCTCGTTGTAGCCCTCGCCGGCCTCGGCCAAGGCGGACCAGCGTTCGTATTCCTCGCGGCTCATCCGCTCCAGGGGTGGCTGAGGTCGGGCCGTCGCGTCGTCAGGCATCACCGTTGTGCCCTTGATCCGCGACATGTGCTTACGCAGCGCCGCATCCAGCTCAGCCGGGTCGGTGCCGGGGTCGATGTTGCACGTGTAGGAGATCGCGTTGTCGACGTACTCCTGCTGGAACATCGCCTGCGTGGCCAGCTTGTCGTCGATGCTGATCTGGTCCTGCGACTCGACCAGCTCCAGGGCCTCGGCCTCCGAGTAGCCGAGCGCGATCACCTCGTCAAGCAGGGCCGCCCGCGTCGGGTAGGCGACGACCATCGTGTTGCCGCTCTTGTCGGCTACGCACACCTCGACCGGTAGGCCCTTCATCCTGGCGGCCTCGACCTCGGCGGCCTCGGACGGCACGTTCTTGTTGAAGCGGATCCGGCGCCAGTAGTGAACGGCGAACAACTCTTGCACGGACGGCGTCGTTCCGACCAGCATCGAGGTCGAGCCGGTCGGGGCCTCAGTTGTGACCTTCACGGGTTCCGGGATCCGCAGCTCGAACGACACGTCACGCGCAGCCTGACGAACCACGTCATAGAGACCGCGCAGCTCCTTTCGCTTGGCTGGAAGCCTCCAGACCTGGCTGTACCGGTAGCCCCGCTTGGTGAAGAACGCCTGCGCGCCCATGTGACCCACGCCGATTCGGCGCTCCGAGTTCATCACCGCAGCCTGGCCGGCGTCATTCATGGTGCCGAACGTGGCCCTGACCAGGAAGCGAGCCATGAGGCGGTGTGCCTCTTCGAGGCCGAGCCAGTCGACTGGGCCGCCCCGCCGCTTCGGCGCGAAGTAGTCGAGGTTCACGCTGCCCAGCACGCACGCGCCCCGCTCGGGCAGGCCAATCTCCCCGCAGGGGTTGCTGATCACCACCTCGTTGATCTCGCCGAAGTTGTTCAGGTCGGCGTGCCAGTAGCCAGGCTCACCGTTCGCGGCCATGTTCGCGACGACCAGGTTGTGCAGCTCGGTCGCGTACGGGTCGCCGGCCCGCAGCGCCTGCTCGAACTCGTCGTCGATGATCACGCTCAGGTTGCTCGTCCAGTGGAGGCTGCTGTCCTGCTTGATGGTCACGAACCGGCGGGCCTGCGGGTCCTTCCAGTGCAGCCCGGACATCCTCGCGCTTCGCCTCTTGCCGCCGGCGATCACGCACTCCGCCAGGGCGTGGTCGATCTCCATCGCATCGAGGGGTTGGATGCAGAACGAAAGGTCACGGGCCGCGCTGAAATAGGACGCGTTCAGAATCCTCGTGATGCTGATCAGCATCTGAGCGAGCGGGGCCGGGCCGCTGGCCACGCCGCCAAAGGTTTTCAATCGGGCGCCCTTCCAACGAACCCGGCTCACATCGAACACGCGGTTCTGATGCAGCACCGCGTCGTCGGTGAAGAACGTATCCACCAGGTCTGTGACCGCGTCGGCCCAGCCCTGCCGGGAGTCATCGACATCGAACGAGCCCATCCAGCCCGAGCTGTACTCGGTGGAGAGCAGGCCGGCGTCGAGCATCTCCTGGTAGTCGGGATGCGACGGGTCGCAGACAACGTGCACCTGGAGCTGGCGACGCGGGGCACCGTACTGGGCCAGGAAGCGGGTCGAGTAGTTCGCCCCGACCCCGCCGCCCTCAGCGAGTCTGTTCAGCACGAAGTCGAAGTGACCGCTGATCTTCGCCGGCCAGGGCGCGACGTGACAGTTGAACAAGAACTCTCGCCCCTTCACGCCGGTCGCGTACAGGTGCCGGCCGCCGGGAATGATCGCCATCCGCAGCATGAAGTGGTGGAGCCGCTCGAACTCCTTCTCGACCTTGGCGGACCAGGTCGGCCGGGGCCCGTGCACGAGGGCGAGGTTGCCCTCGGCGACCCGCTGAACCACCTGGGGCCAGGTTTCCTTTTCGCCGTTCGGCAGGTCGCGGGCGTACGTCCGGCTGAACACGACGGCCCCTGACGGGCCGAACTTCCACTCGGGCTCGGTGAAGGTGGCGGTCTCGTCGAGGGCGACGAAGCTGGGGGTGGTCACGAGGTGAGGTGCTCCTTGGTGATGACTAAACACTGGTGTCGGCGTAGCCGTTGAGGTAGTCGGCGAGCCGGCCGACACCGAGATCGAGCCGTTGGGATGCGGCCTTGCGGCCGATGCCGAGGATGTGGCCCGTCTCGGTCTTGCTCATGCCCATGCCGTAGCGCAGGAGCATGGCCTGTCGCTCAGCGAGCGTGGCCGGTGCGTGACGCCATGCCCGGCGGATGTCGGCGAGCATGGCGTAGATGGTGTTGGCGGTCTTCGGGTTGCTCTTGGTCCGCGGCATGTCCGGATCCGGGGCGGTCGGGTTCTCCACCACGACCATCCCCGGATCCCAGACCGCCGGAAGCAGGCGCTCGACCAGCTCCCGTTCGTAGCTCACTCGCAGGACTCCCGCAGGCGTTCCATGCTGACGTGCTGGTTGATGCGATTCGCCTCGACGCGGACCTTGTCGATCAGCCGGGATCGAAGCCAGACAAACAGGTGCTCCAGCTCGCCGAGGCCGACGTACGAGCGGACCCGGTCGGCGTTCGTGGCAAGCAGGAGGTACGCCTCCTGGCGCTGGTCGTCGACCGACGTGATCGAGCTGTACGCGTTGCCGACATGGTTCGCCGCCCACGTGATTCGCTGACTGACACCCGGCAGGCCGATCACGGACCAGTCGGCCCGCGGCTTGACGGGCTCCTCGATCACGACGTTTGCCGTGTAGATGGTGGTCACGGGCGGTCGCCTCCTATCGGATCGTCTGAATGAGGTCGGTCTTGCCGCCCTGGGTGAGGGCGAGGACGATGCCCGGCGCACCCCCGGTGCCAGTCGCGTGGCGGAACCACGTCGACTCGCTCTCCAAAGCTGGCGCCTGAATGAAGGTCCGGTGTCCATCGGTGTCGACGACCAGGTGATGCAGGTGGCCAGCAACCAGCAGGTCGGTCTGGTGCATGGCGGAGTCGCGGTTGAAGGCTTGGCCCTGCCACCACTTCATGTGCTGCCCCGGCCGCCACATGTGGCCGTGGGCCGCGGTGACCACGGTGCCCGCCACGTCGAGGGTGACCGTCAGCTCGTCGCTCTCGGGCACGAAGAACTGGACGTGGTCCAGGCCGCGCGACTCGGCGAGCTTGACCGCGTCGGCGACGGCGATCAAAGACTCGCAGTCATGGCTGTCGTCGTACTTGGTCACGCCCTTGCCCGCGACCCTGACCGCCTGGTCGTGGTTGCCCGGCACTGCCGCGAACGTGACTGTGTCGGACAGCGGAGCGAAGGCGAGCACGGCGTGCAGCATCATGCGGCGGGTCAGCCGGATCTGCTCGGTGAGCGTGAGCTGGGTCCTCCAGGTGTTCGCCCCGGACTGACTCACGAAGCCCTCGACGTGATCGCCCAAGAACACGACGTGGATGTGGCCGATCCGGAACAGGTTGCCCAGTGTGCGGATCTGCTGGGCCGCCTTGTCGATGCACTCGATGGCCCGCTTGACCGTGCCCTCGATCCCGTCGCCATCCGACTTGCCGAACTGGGTGTCGCCGATCAGAACGACCAGACCCCACGCGCCGGTCGGCCGGTCGCCGATGCTCGGGATCTGCACCCGGATGGCGGCGAGCAGTTCGTCGATCGGGAGCCGGCCACCAGCCGCGGCCTTCGCCTTGCGCTTGAAGGTGTACCGCGTGCTGATGCCGGGATCGCCGTTCGGCCGGGTCCACTCGGACACCCGGAAGCCGGCGACGTCCCACTCGTCGGGGTTGAGGTCCTGCTCGATCAGCACGCCGCGAGCGGCGTCCGCCTCGGTCTTGGTCTCGGCGTTGACGGTCACCTCCGCCGTGTCTCCGGTGACTTCCACCTGCTTGGTGAAGTCCTTGGCCGGGTCGGTCTTGCGCGCCTTGATCTCCGGTCCTACCGGCTTGGCGAGCAGCTCGCTCAGCAACTCCTCCGAGGGCACGACTAAACACTCCCTTCGGCCGGCAGGGACCGGCGGTACGTGCGGATCGTGGAGGCGGAGACCGGCGTACCGGAACGCTCCAGCCAGTCGGACAGGTACTCGGCCGAAGTGTCGCCCAGCAGGTGGGGGAGGAAGGCGGCCCGGGTGTCGCCGCTCATGGCGTCCCAGGCTTCTTGCAGCTTCTTGCCCGGCTTACCGGGAAGGATGGCGTCGCGCCAGCTCACGGGTTTGGGGTGTCCTTCCAGAAAACGGGATAGTCGGGGACGCGGATGTACGAGATGTGCACCTCGTCGATGTGCTCGACGGCATCGGTCCAGACCGTGTACCAGTGGTCGCCTTCATGGGCGATCTCCCGCTCGCACAGCTCTTCATCCCGGGGGTGGCTGGCGGGGCAGGGCAGCGGGGCCATGACGACCTTCACGCGGCCACCGCCTTGACGAGCTGGACGACCTCGACGTCGGCCTCGCGGTCGGTGAACTCGGTGCCGAAGTAGCACCAGTAGCGCAGGGTGTCCGCGTACTCGGGGTCACCGTCGGAGTAGTCGGCGAACTGGGCCAGCCTCGGCCCCCGAGAGCCGGGCGGGACGACCAGGGCTAGGCATTCGTGTGTCAGTTCCACGGGGCCGGAGCCTCCTTACCGACCAGGGCGAACAGGTCATCGACCCCGGCTTGCAGGTAGGTATCAGTCACGTCGCCCAGGGAGAGGCGGACCCCCTTGGCCTGGCGTAGCGACCGCGTGACCTTGTTGGTGAAGTCGGCGCCCGCGTCGTCCGGGTCGCCCCATACCCAAATTCTGTTGAAGCCGGCCAGCATGCGGCGGTGATGCGGGCGCCACAGCTCAGCGCCGGGGATGGCAACCGCGTGCAGTCCGAGCATGTTCAGGATGATCGCGTCCAGCTCGCCTTCACAGACGTGGATCTCGCTCTCGGCCTGGAAGATCGCGCCCACGTTGAACATGCGGACCGGATCGTTCTTGATCGTGGCGTACTTCCCGTGGAAGCCGGCCCGATGATCGTGGTCCTGCATGCATCGGAACCGGAGCTGCAGGGCCTGGCCCTCGCTGTCCAGGTACGGGATGACCAGCCATCCCGCGTACCGGTTGTGTCCGGGCAGCGGGTTACCGACGACGCCAAGACGGTGTGTAACCGCTGCCTCGCGGCTGATTCCCCTTGCGAGCAGGTAGCCGGCGGCGTCCGCCGTAAGCTGAGCCTGATAGCTCGACACCGCCTCTTCCAGCGCCTCCCGTTGGGAGACCGAGAGAGGCCGCAAAGGCTCGTGCTCGGACAAAGTCGCACTTCTCCATTTCCATGATCAGCGTGTAGGCGTCACCGCCCTTGCCGCACGAGTGGCATTTCCAGAGGCTGTCGCCGGTGTCGATCGAGCAGGATGGCGTCTTGTCCTCGTGCAGCGGGCACTTGACCATCTGGGTCGTGCGGCTGTCGTGAAAGAACACCTCGTAGTGCTCAAGGACTGCGGCCAGCGAGGGACGCTCATCGGGCAAGACTAAACACCGACCTCGCCTAGGTTCAGGTATTCGCGAAGGGTGGTGAGGACGTACGAGTCGAGGACGTTCAGCCGCGGTCGCTTCACCACGGCGACGCCCGAGACCATGTCGAGCGGCAGGCCGCGGTGCCGGGCGAAGTTGCGCCGTTCCGCCTCCGCCTCACGCACGAACACGGCAGGGTGCATCGCGCCGGACTTGGCTTCGATCACGACGTAGTGCTTGCCGGAGCTGGGCCCGAACGACCGGAGGACGAGGTCGCCCTCGTCGTCCTTGCCGGCCAGTCGCAGCCGTTCGGCGTCGAGGCCCATCTCCCGCAGAGTCTTCATCAGGTCGATCTCGAACTGGGCGCCCTTGCGCTTGTTCGCGGCCGGGCTAGGCACTGGCCACCTTCTCGACCTTGACGTCCTCGTCGGCCTCCCAGTCGTCCTGATCGACGCTGTAGCCCTGGCCCCAGCCCATGCACTGAGCGCAGACCTTGGGAGGGGTCATGTCGCACGCCTTCTCAACGGCCTCGTACTCGTCCTCCGCTTCAACCTCGATCCAGGTCCAGAGGGCCGAGGTGAACGGCACGCGGTAACGGGTCACTGGCGGGCCTCCTGCATCTGCCGGGCGAGCGGCGACGTGGCGTGGAAACGGGTGTATTCGGGCTCGCACCACAAGATCGCGTAGGTGCGGGCGGTCGGATCGCTCTTGCCCATGCGCTGTTTGATCGTGGCGACCCTGTAGGTCATGTCGTTGGGGTCGAGCGCGACGCTCAAGCTCAGCTCGGGCTTCTCGCTCAGGCCACCCTTGACCTGGTCGCGGGACGGTGGGGCCCACGGGTCGTTGGCTGCCGACCAGGACTTATCCGAGGCGTGATGCAGGATGATGACCGTGGCACCGGTCTTTCGGGCGATCTCCGTGACCTGCGACATCACGGCCATCTGCTCGGTGTAGTCGGACTCGGCGTTCTCGAAGTCCATCAGGTTGTCGAACACCAGCACCTGGGGATACTGGTCGTGCAACTCCACATAGGCTTCCAGTTCCTCGTCGACCGCCCGCCAGGAAATGGGCGAGCCGAAGGAGAACTGGATCCGGGAGCCGGCCAGGGCGTCCAGGTAGAACTGTCGCTCGGTTCCACCCTTGGCCATGCCGTGCTCGACATCTTCGGTCGTGCGGCCGGTGGCCATGCTGGCGAGCCGGGATGACGCCGTGAAGGCGCTCATGTCCGCGCTGAAATACAGCGTCGGCAGATTCATCTGCGCCACCCAGAACAGGGCGAACCCTGATTTCTGGGTGCCGGACCGGCCGGCGATCATGATGACCTCGCCGTGGCGAGGGGTGGTGCCGCGTTCGTAGATGGCCTTGAAGGCGGGCACCAGGGGGAGCGGCTTACCGCTCTCCGCGTTGAGCGCGAGCGACCGTGATGGGGTCAGCACTCGAAGACTTCACCTCCCGGGATGATTGATGTGACCGGCGGTGCCGGGCCACCCGCAGGCAGCCCGGCACCGATGCGTGAATCAGAAATCCGGCACGTCCGAGAGGGCCTTCTCCACCTCGGCCTCAAGGGCCTCGGCGTACTTCACGACCTGAGCGAGGACGCTGGCCTCCACGTCGCGGAAGGCGTAGCCGCTGCCTTTGCTGGTCGGCACCTTGCGGATGACGGAGACGATCGCGCCGTCCGGACCCTCGTTGAGGATGCGCTCCAGCGTGCCGGTGAGCATGCCGTAGGCGATCTTGCAGCCCTTGATCACCCGGGACGGGATGCCCTTTTCCAGGGACTCGCTGGTGGAGAACACAGTCACGTCGGCGATCACCTCGTCCCGGACGCGGGTCTGCCCCTGGTAGGTCGACTCAACGTTCTTGTCGATGCGCTTCGGCTTGACCAGCAGGGCGAGGTCGTTCATGTGCTCGGCCGGCTTGAGGAACGCGCCGCCGGTGAACTCGGACGGGTTGACGATGTTGATACCCACTGGGTGAGAACTCCCTCTTAGAGGACTAGACTAAACACTTGCTGGAAAAGAAGGCCGACTCATGGCCGGCTCAGCGCGGACAAGGCGATCGTCGGGATCACCCAGCATCCACAGATGTTCAGTGGCGATGGACGAGTTGTCATCGACTCGCATCGTCACGCGACGGGCTTTCGACCACACGGATCGCCAGCCCGTCGGGGCGGTGTACTCGGACACCAGCACGAGGGCGCCACTTCGCGCCCATCGTTCGGCGACCCACCAGAACTCGTCGCTATTGAACCGGGGCGAACCGGCGTAGGGCGTGGTGTCGGCGTAGGGCGGATCGCAGTAGACGACGGTGTTCGCGTCCACCCGCCAATACCGGTAGTCGCGACAGTGCACCGACCGGCCGCGGAAGGCCGGGGCCATGTGACGAATTCGCCGGTGGCATTCGGCGGGATAGTTCCGTCCGCTCGATCGGGCGTACCCCTGGAACCAGCGGCCACCGAAGGAGCAGCCGAAGCCCACGAACGCCCGGAGTGGGCTCGGGTCGGCGTGCCGCATCGCCCGGTACTCGTCCTCGGTGACCGTGTCCGGCGGAAGCCAGCCATCGGCTACGGCCTGCCACATGAGGGCGAGGTCCAGCGCGGAGTCCCCGGCCACAGCCTCATCGAACGAGGGTGCTACCGCCGTGAACACGCTCCCGCCGCCGATGAACGGCTCGACGTAGCGGGCTCTCGTGCCGCGATGCTCGGCGATGACTGCGGCTATCTGCTTGGCGTGCCGGGTCTTGCCTCCCTGGTAGTACAGGTCAGGCTTCCTGGCCGGGGCGGACCAGGCCGAACGCGCCCCGGATCTGCGCGGCGAGGTTTCGGTTCCGGCTGGCCTCGCTGGTGGCGTGCTCGCGCAGGTCGGTCAGCACGTCGATGTCCTCCTGCGCCGTGGTGGCGATGTCGTCCTGCTGCAGGGCAGCCTGGTCCAGGTCGTCGGCCGCCGTGGCGAACGCCTGTACGGCGTACTCGGCGAGGCCCGCCGCACTCGCGGCCCGCTCGGTCAGGGACGGCAGCTCGGCCGGGGTGGAGGTGGTCTTGAAGATGTCGGTGATCGCCACTGGTTGGGTGGCTCCTCTCAGGAGAAGTGAGACAGGCAGCGGGCCGGGATGTCGGCCGTGCTGGCGAAGGTGAACAGGCCGCATGGTGCGGCGTAGTTGGCCCAAATCGCGAAGCCGATGATGGCCACGATTGCGAGCAGTCCGAGCAAGATCGACCAGTCGCCCCTCACCCGTAAACCAGCTCCAGCGTGGCCACGAACGGGACGTACATCAGGACGAAGATGCAGAGGACAGCGCCGACGGGCTTCAACCCTGGGCCGCTTTCAGGGCGGCGCCCTGGGCCTTCCAATGATCGGTGAGCGCGGTGTCGGCCTCGAACGCGGCCTTGTTCTCCGCGTACAGCCGCTTGAGCGCGGTGACGTCCTTGATCTTGTCGATCTCGCCCTTGAGCCAGGTCGACACGCTCGACTCGGCCGGCTTGCTCGCGGCTCCGGCCTGGGCCCATACGTCGCCAGCCGGGGCTGGACTCGTAGCCGGGGATGACGGGGACGTCGAGATGACGTGGCCACCCATGCTCGCGCTCACGTTGCCCAGGCCGTGGGCCACGCTCGTCGCGTTCAGCACCACCTCGGCCAGCGTCATGCCCTGGACCATGTCGTGGTCCAGGCCGAAGAACTCGGCGACGTTCTCCCGGACCTGCTGGAGCGAGCCCTTGAACCCGGACCACGTCGACTCGAACCCCTTGCCGTACTTGATGGTGACGCTGATTCCCCCGCCGGGGGCTTCGTCGTCGATGCTCACTCGCGCCGTTTCCTCTCTCGCGCTCTTGCTAGGACTAGACTACACACCAGAATCAGCGGTCGCCCACCGATTCCGGTGTGATGCCAGTCATGACTAAACACTAAGGCTTGACAAAGGGTACGAAGACCCGCTGGTCGCGCCTCAGGTCGTACAGGTGCCGTGCCGCCTGGGCCGCCCGCCACCCCTTGGCCAGGTCGATCCAGTGCAGCGTGCACAGGCCGGTACCTGGCCGCAGGTTCATGATCAGGCCCCAGCGAGGGTTGACCACACCGATCGGCGAGTACGCCTGGGCGGACTCCTCGGGCAGCCAGCCCTGCTTCTTCCAGGCGGCGAACGCCTTCTTGTCCGCGGCGTCCACCGGGAACAGCGACCAGTCGTAGAACTCGCCGTTCGCATACCCGGCGAGCTGGGCCGCCATCTTGAGCTTGCCGTATTCAATGTTGCCGGTCTTGAGATCGGTGATCAGGTCGCCCGCCAGCTCGCCGTCCGGGGCAAGCCCGTCGTAGGTCGAGACCCTGTCCGGCGTGCCGCCGGCCTGCAGCTCGGGCATGACCACGAACCGCTCGATGTGTCGGACCTTGAGCATCGCCGTCGCCGCCTTGTACGCAGCCATGTCGATCCGGTCCTGGTCCGAACAGGTAGGCAGCTCCTCGCCGCGGTCCACGTACTCGCTCAGCGCGTGAAGGTGGGAGCCTTTGTCCCGCTTGACGTTGGCGCCCGCAAGGCTCTCGGCCCGCTTCGCCAGGTCGTTGAGGATCCGCTTGTCGGCCGGGTCCTCCGGGTCGAGGCTGCGCACGTAGCCTGCCTCGTTGGCCATGAACGCGCCGCCGAGCAGGACCATACGCTTGTTGTAGTCGATGATCTTGCTCTTGTCGTCGATCACGTCGACTAGCGTGGTCGTGCGAACCAGCGGGACAGGAGAGCCGCCCTGCTTCGGCACTACCAGGGGGCGGCCCCACTGGTCTCGCGGGATGGATGGCCCGTCGTCGAGGCCCTGACTGATGTCGCTCGGGCTGTAGAGGTTCAGCAATCCCTTGGCTCCTTGTAGCTCAGGGTCAGGCGGTCGGTCTCGTCGTCGACCGCTTTCAGCGGGCACTCGTCGGTGTCCACGATGTAGAGGCCCTCTTCGTCGCAGACTCGGAAAACCTCTCCCCAGGTGTCCGGCGTTGCGTCCTCGTACCTCACGTCAAGCCACAGCTCCCACGTCTCATGGTCGATCCTGAGCGTGGCGAGGCCGTCCGTTGTTTCGTGAATACGCACAGCGATGCTCCCATGTTTACTCTATACCCGCAAAGTTGTAGCGCGTACTGAACCGTTCCCCAACGTGTTCCGCGCCACCAACCCGTCAGCTTGCGGCGTCCCCTGCCTAGCTGTGACGAGGGCGTAACAGTAAAGGACGCGAAGCAATTTTGTCTACTGGCAGTTGACACGATGCGACTCGCAGTTGCGGACCGAACGGCCGGGAGCGGAGTCGGGCCCTACTGCCCTATCCTGTGAACGAAGCAACACGGGCGCGCAAGCTGGGGGAACAGGGCTCAATGCCGGAGGCGACCACTCCCTCTAACCCGCTGGCGCAGCTCATCCGGCAGCACATGGACGCCACCGGCGACGGATACTCCAGCATCGGCCGCAAGGCGGGCCTGGGCCGGGCGACGGTTCAGGCCCTGGCCACCCGAGAACTCAAGGCCATGCCCGCACCCGACACGCTGCGCCGGCTGGCGACGGGGCTCGGGCTAACCACCCCCGAGGGGTACCAGACCGTGCTGCGGGCAGCCGAGGCAGCCACCGGGTATTACGTCTACGGGGGTGCGATGCCCGACACCGACTCCGCCTATCTGATGGCCAGCGTCCAGGAGTTGACGCCGGAGCAGCGCGCCCAAATCGCGGCCCTCGTGCAGTCGATGCGCAAAACTTCTTAGAACGGGTGTACGAGATACGTCCTAAACGGCCAGCTCACAGACCGTTCGGCTGATCACGAGTCCTCAAGGCGCTGGTACCTTATGCACGCGGTGTCCCGAAATGCGGATCACCCAGCAGGCAGGGAGTGTCACCGTGAAGGTCATGCGCGCTGAGGTAGGCGTCGACTGTTTCTGCATCCCCGACGAGCGGGTCCTCATTCTCAACCCGGCCCTCAATCCCCGGGGAGCGCGGAGCGCTATCCATGCTGTCCTGCCCGCGGCCCACAACGACCTGGTTGCCCACTGGGTACATGAAGCCCTTCCGCCGCAGGCCCCGATCATCCTGCAGCGTGGGCCCTACTTCCAGCCGGCCATCAGTGACCTCGACACCGAGCGTCACTCGGCGCTGCCGAGGCAAGCAAACCGTGGCATCCTGGAGTTCATCGGGGCCATCGCCGGGACCTTCGCCCTTTGCTGCGCCAGCCTCGCCTACGTCCTCTGACGCTGAACACAACAAAGCCCCGGCCATTCAGCCGGGGCTCAACTGCATCTCGGATCAGTCGTACGACTTGCCGCGTTCGACCGTGGAATCGGGCTCGCGAATCCAGCTCTTGTCGACGCCCGGTCGACGCGGGACCAGGAAGAATCCAGCCTTAGTTTCGCGGTCGTAGTGCACAACCAGATCTTGACCGTCCGCGGTCAAAGACCGCTCGAAGGTCCTGACTCGGTGCTCTTCCCGCTCGTTGAGCGAAGTCCCAGCCAGCTCGCGAGCCCTGAACCGGAGCATCTGCAGGTAGTAGTGAGCCGAGTGCTCCACCTTCACGCGCCAAGGGACGAGGTCCGCGTTGCGGACGCGCCGACCGGGCAGCCCCTGCCGACGCCGGAAGTTGGTCCACATGCCTTCGGTGGTCTCGATGTTGTACTTGTTCCGGTACTGCTCGATGATCCACGCGTAGGTCTGCCCTTCCAGGATCCAGCGCCTGGCCTCATCCACGTTCTGGATCTTGCTTGCGGGCATGGTCCTCTCCTGCTTCCGGTGTTTAAAGAAGTCCGACGCGCGGCGGTGAAGCCACGACTAAACAGTTGCATGGCTGCCGACTCCGTGTCAACACGGCCGGGCGGTAACATCCCTATCGTCCCGTCACATCGCATCAGCAAGGAACGCCGTGGCCACCATCATTGTCTGCGATGTCTGCTTCTCTGCCGGCAAATCCGTGACGGACTTCGAGATCAGCGACGGGACGCGGACTGTTCCCATCGTTCTCTGTGATGAGCACGCCGAGCCGTTCCGGAAGGCACTGGAAACCGGGGGCAAGCGAGCCCCGGCCAGCAAGCCCGCCGCCCCGGCATTCTCGTCCCCCGAGCCTGAACAGCCGATCGTGAAGCGTGCCCCGGCCAAGGCGAGCAAGGCGGCATCCCGGCCAGCCTCACCCCGCAAGCGGACATCGCGCGCCATGACGATGGAGGAGATCGAACAGGGCAAGCAGGACGGGACCCTGTAGAAACAATGAAAGCGCCCCGCCAGCCATCAAGGCCAGCGGGGCGTTTACTCATGTCAGGCGTCGAGCGGGAAGTCTTCCCCGGCCGACTCCTCGACGTGGGCCTCCGGGGCGGAGGCCGCCGACAGCCACGGCGCGTAGGTCTGGATCAGGCCCACCACCACGTCACTGTGCATGGCTCGGGTGACGGCGGTCGCAACGGCCACGATCGACGCGGCGACGCCCGCTACGGCGGCGTACTGCTCGGGGGAGAGAGTCTGCTCGGCGGCCGAGAGAGCGGCCGGAACGGCGACGAGCAGGATTGAGGCGACGGACAGGGTGACCTGGAAGGCGGTCCGGATGGTCCGCCGGGTCGAGTCGTTCACGGGGAAATCCTCCTTGATCAGAACTTGCCGGTGTTGAGGCGCCGCTGGAGCGCCTTCACGGTGGTCGGGCCCAGGTCGCCATCCGCCTTGACATCCAGGCGTCGCTGGAGCGCCTTGATGGTGATCGGCCCCAGGTCGCCGTCGACCTTCACGCCGAGTCGGCCCTGCACGGCCTTGACCAGCACGGCGTCGACCTTGCCGGAGACCGCGAGGCCCATTACCTGATGCCAGCGCTGGACCGTGGTCGGACCGAGGTCACCGTCGACCGCCAGGGCAGCCGGCTTCGCGGGAGCGGTGATCGGCTTGGCGGGGGCGACCGGCTTCGGGATCGACGCCTTCGGCTCGTTCAGGGCGCGGATCTTGCGGGCGATGCGGGCGACCTGCGCCGGAGTCCCGACCAGCTCGAAGTGCATCGGATCCGGCCTGCCCTTGTAGAAGACGCCAGCCCGAACGACGCCCTCGCAGAACGCGAGGATCTTCCGGATCGCCGCGAGCTGCTTCTCGGTGAAGGTTCCCGTCGCGCCGAGTCCGTGGGTGGGCGCGTTCAGGTCGATGGCGGTGCCCGACGCGTGGTTGCTGAGGCTGGTCGCGCCCCGGATGCCCCGGTAGTTGTAGCCCCAGCACCAGCCGGGCTTGAGCTTCTCGACGTGCAGGTTGAACTGCTCGGCGACGTAGAAGAGGACCGTGGCCGCGTCGCCCTTGCGGACGCCAGGGGCGACCCTGACCTTGGTGCCGGGAACGTATCGGTTGTCCAGTCCGCCGATCGCAGTCTTGGATCCGGCGGACCAGCCGTTCTGGGAAGTGGGCACGGGGGATGCCTCCTTGGGCATGCAGAAAGCCCCGCCTGCGCATCGCAGGCGGGGCTCGTTTGGTGAGGATTAGGAGAGAGCGACCCAGTACGAGTTGGAGGTCTGGGCGCGAGACCCGAGAGTCGAGGGCAGCGCGGTTGTCAGGCCCGTGTTCGCGGTCGCCCATCGATACGCGGGGCTGGTCAGGTTGGCGTTGAGCGCTGCGGCCACCACGTTGCTACCCCGGGTGAACTGCGGGAGCGTCGTGCCGGTGCCGTAGACGCCGACGTAGCAGGTTCCGGCGGGGACGGACTGGGGCGCGGCCAGGGCCATCGTTTTCAGCCCGGTCGTCTGCCAGTTCGTGGCCTGCTGGGCTGTAGCCGAGAGCAGGTTCCCGGCGCTGTCATAGAGGCCCGCCCAGCACTGGTTGGCCGTGAGTGTCGCGCCCGCAGCGGTGACGTACATGAGAATGTTGGAGATCGTCGCGGGTGACGCGAGCTGGATCCGCATCACGTACAGGGTGCCGCCTACAGCGACGACCCCGCCCGTGGTCATGATCGGATCGAAGTTCCACGCCAGCAGGCCGTGATCGGCCGGCGTGAAAACAGACGGGGAGGACAGGCCGGAGGGCTTGTCCGACAGGTCGTTGTACGAGCCACTGGTCGCCACGGCGGACAGGCCGGTCACCTGTGCGGCTGCGTGGGTGTGGTTGGAATCGGCCTTGCCCGACAGGCCGCTCGTTACCGAGCTGCTCGTCGCGTAGTTCGCCAGGGTGGCGGCGTCAGCCTTGGCGTTCAGGGCTGACTGGGTTGCGGCCGAAATCGGCTTGCTGATGTCCGGGGTGTTGTCCGCGTTGCCCAGCCCAACGTCGCCCTTGCCGAGCACGATGACACCGGTCTGCGAGTTGACCGAGGTGACCGGTGCGGTCGGGCTCGGCAGCTCCACCCACGAGGAGAGCTGGCTCGGTGTTGCACCCGCGATGACCCAGGTCGAGCCACGGTCCGACCGTATTGCGAAGTCGCCAGCCTGGCCGGACAGGGCCAGCATTGCTGACTGGCTTGCGACAGTGCCGAGGAATTCGGTGGTCGCGATAGCCGGAATCTGCGATGTCGGAATAACCCCACCGACCAGGTCCGCCTTGGCCGCCAGCGAGGTGGACACCGAGCCGGCGTCCGCCTTCGCGGACAGCTCGGCACCGAGTCCTGCGACCTCACCCCAGAGGTGGGTGTGCTCGATCGGCGGGAAGCTCGTCGGCTTGCCTGCGACGCTGTCCCAATCCACCGACCCGGCAGTGATGTCCGGAAGCTGTGAGCGCAGCAGGGTGCCGTCCTCGCCCAGCTCGGCAACACCGCCAGGCGCACCCTTGGCCGCTGCAGGGATGTAGAAGGTGGCCGGCCCAGGAGCCGCGCCCAGATTGAGCACGGCAGCCAGGTCGACCTCAGCGGGTCCGGAGACTGGAAGCTCAAGGGGGGCCTTGAACGTCTTGCCGTTGACCGTGACGGTAACCGTGTACGTCCACCCGGCGGGGGTCCAGTCCGGGTCATCGGTGGCGGGGAGCAGGACAACGAACTCGCCCTCATCGAGCGGCACCTTGGCGTCGATGGGCGCCACGAACGCGCCATCCGCCGGGCCTTGCAGGAGTTCGGTGCTCTTGAACGCGACGCTGCCCTTGGCGGGAACTCCTTCCGGGTAGGCCAGGAATCGGCCGTACACGGCGCGGGTGATCAGGGAAGGCGGAAATGCCACGGGCTACTCCTGAGGGACGACGACGCGGGCGATCCCGGCTCCCGCGATCAGGCGGGCGCAACCGTCGCACGGGGGATGCGTCAGGTAGAGGGTGGAGCCGCGGCAGCCGTCGTAGCCGGCGCGCAGCACCGCGTTCTGCTCGGCGTGAAGCGCATGGCAGCTCCCGGCCCCGGTGTCGTAGCTCGAACCAGGCGCGAGCTGTTCGGCGGTGAGTCGCCCACGCGGGCAGGCCCCGGCTGACAAGCAGCCGGGGACTCCTGCAGGTGCACCGTTGTACCCGGTGCCAGCGATCCGGTCGCCTTGCACGACGATCGCGCCAACTTGGCGGCGAGTGCAGTCGGCGCGGGCGGCCACGGCCGCAGCGATGCCGAGGTAGTACACGTCCCAGCTCGGGCGGGTCACTTCTCGGCCAGCCGGTCGACGCGGTTCTCCAGCGCCAGCCGCTCGGCCCGCTCGTGGCGGATCTCCTGGCGGAGCCCGTCAATGCCGTCGAGGACGCGGTCGATGTCGTCGCGCAGGTTGGTCTTGTGCGAGTTGGCGACCTGCTCCCGGACCTCGCCGATCCGCTTGTGGCTGCGACGCATGAACTCCAGGCCGAGGCCGAGCAGGGCGACGATGACGGTGCCGGCCGCAGTGACGATGGCCGCCTGAACAGGCGCTTCCAGGGCGGCGATCACGGCCACACCGCCACCCAGTTGACATAGGTGGCGACGGTGTTGGTGCGGATCAGGTTGATCTGGAAGCCGGTGGTGCTCGGGCCGCTGACCGTGAGGCCGGTGATCACGCTAGGGGCAGACGAGTCCGCGGTGAGGAGGACGACCGGAGCCTCCGTGATGACCGGCGGGCTGTTGCTCCAGGTGACCATCTCGGAGGTGGTGACGTTCGCAGCGGTCGGGGTGATCAGCGTTCGGCCGAACTTGACCCGGTTCGGTAGGCGGGTGAGTTGGTCGTGGTGGTGGTCGCCAGCCGCGACCGTGCCCGAGGCGGTGCCGACCGGCAACTTCGCGGCCGGCGCAACGCCGGACAGGTCCGTCCAGGCGTGCGTGTGCGCTGTGGGTGTGAAGGTGGCCGGGGCTCCGGTGATCGAGGACCAGGACGTGGTCAGGTTCGCCCACGTGGTTCCGTTGAAAAACTCCCACAGACCGGTCTCATCGTTGAAGCCGAGCTTGCCCTTGCGGGGGCCGGCCGGCCGGGTCGACGAAGTCCACGTGCCGACACGGGAACCGACGAACTGGCGAGTGTCGGTGACCGCCGACGCGGCGATCGAGCCGACCGAAGCGCCGACCGTCACGGTCGCCAGCGAGATCTCGAAAAGGCCGGTGTCGGTCTGGGTCAGCGTGGGCGCCACGCCTGAACCGGCGGTGCCCTGCAGGATCGCCAGGCTGATCTTGTTGGCACCAGGATCCAGGCGCAGGACGATCCGGTCGATGCGGGCCGACGTGCTCGCGGCGGCGACGGTGAGCGACTCGACCGCCGTGGAGAGGATGGCGTGGCCACGCAGGATCGCGAAGCCGGCCTGGACGGTGACCGTCATGCCGGAAGCGTTCGCGCCGACCTGGAAGGAGTTCGAGCCGTGCGACGCGGCGACACCCGAGTCCTGCAGTTCGCGGAAGAGCTGGGAGTACTGGTCTTCGTTGGTGTCGACGTCATCGAACGGGAAGTAGGTGATTGCCACGAGAGGGCCGCCTCCTTGGGGCATGAGAAAACCCCCCGCGACCAGCGCGAGGGGTTGACGTTGAAGGGTCAGCCGAGAGGCCAGGTGACGTTGGACAGCGATGCCCACCAGGTGTTGGATGTCAATGTGGCGGCAGCCTTGAGCCGCAGGTAAAGCTTGGCGTCCGAGCCGATGTAGATCTCGCCGAACTGGTTGTTGCATGGGACGGCCCAGTTGCCGGCGAACTGTGCAGGTCGGGCCCAGGTAGGCAGGGCCGCCGTCAGCGGGTAGCCGGTCCCCGCCGCCGCAGACAGGTCGCTCAGGGTGCGCCCGATCAGGCCACGGCAATACAGCACGCCGTTGCGTACGGTCCACGCCACAGGGCTCGTGTCCCCGAACGCCTTCCAGCCACTCTCGAACGTGAACGCGCGCCACGCGTCGGTGGTCTGCCCGTCGCCCCAGCGCACCGCGGATCCGGTGGTCGGTTCACCGCGGCATGCGGCGACCAACACCCAGTGGGAAGGGATCGCCTCCGTCGCGCCACCGTGCACGGAGATCCGGAAGTTGGCATCGAGCGAGGTCTCCGCAGCCCCGACCGGAGGGATGTACCAGAGTGTCGCCCATGCGGGCAGCGGGATTGCGCCGCTGGAAACCGTCACGTCAGCAACGCCCGTGGTGACGCTCTTGATCACTGCACCGTTGACGGGCATCGCAATGTTGAAGTAGCCGGCCGTGAACGTGTCCGCGCCCTGGCCGAGGCCGGTCATCACGAACCGGTCTGACCAGGCGATGCTGACTGCGGCGCCGACGATGGTTGCGGTTCGGGTGCCGCCGCTCTGCAGGCCCGCCGCGGAGTGCCCGCCGATCGAGGCGTGCAGGTCCAGGCCGAGCTGCCGCCATCGGGAGTAGCCGGCGCTGTTCGCGTGGCGGATCCACTGTTGCGGTTCGGTCCAGTTGTCGGCGATCCGTCGATACGTCTGCCAGACTTCGGAGCCGCTACCGTGGCGGTAGGTATGCAGGCTCCCCCACTGGCCGGTCCATGGCCAGCTTCCGGCGGTGACCGCTGCGGGTGTCAGGTAGACCTCGGAGTCCCCGCTGGGGAACGCGTCGCGTGTCACGGCGAGCGAAACCGCCGACGCGGCCAACGCCCGGGTGCCGGACGTGGTTGCCTCTGCGGTGGTTTCCAGCTTGGCGATGCGGGCAGCCTGCGATCCGATCGCCTTGCCGTACGCGGCGGCGACATCGAAGCCGGTGGTGTCGCCGAGCATCATGCCTAGGCGGAAGCCGTCCTGGTCGGCCTTGACCACGTAGCCGGTGACGGTACTGATCAGCTCCTGGTCGTCGACCACCACCGACACCGCATCGCCAAGGTTGAACTCCTTGCCAAACCTCATCAGGGAGTCCTCCATCGGCACCGCCTGAACCGCGACGCCGGTGAAGCCGTCCTCAGCCAGCGCCTCTTCCGCGGCGTCGCTGAGTTCGCTGGTGTCGCCGGTGTTCTGGCTGATGAACTGCTGGATCTGCCGGCCCCACATCGACTCGGCGGTGGTTGCGTCGGTGTTCGTCTCGTACACGAACTTGCGGTAGACGCCTTCGTCCTGGCCGCCAACGAGCACGCGAGTGACGCCCGGGGCGGCGACGGCCACCTTGTGCCCGGACAGCGTGTTGTTGAGGATGTCGAGGCGGATCGTCGATGTGCGGTCGGTGATCTGGTAGGTCTCGAACACCAGGCTCGACCCGCGCTGCACGATTCGGAACCCGAGTCGCGCGGGGCCCGCGATCTCGGACAGGACCGTCGCGAGGGACGTGAACCGTGCGCTCTTGGTGATCGTCGGCCCGCGACTGAGATTCGCGCCCATGGTGACGTAGGCGTTGAGGCCGACGCGTCGGCCGGCCAGTGCGCCGGGTCCGATGTTGTCGCGGACGAAGCCGTGCATCAGGGTTTCGGCTACACCGGTTCGCGTGTCGTACGCGGCCTCCTTGGAGAGCGGCCCTCCGGTCGGATCCGGGTAGGCGAGGGCGTCGACCAGTAGAACTGTGTCGTCGACGCCCTCGAACGTCATCGTGCCGCGGGGGTCGTCTGCGGTGGCCGACGACATGGGCGACACCATCGGCCCGGACAGCAAGGTCTGCCCGTCCGGGCCGGTGACGATGATGCCGGATCCCGGTGCGCGCAACGCGGAGACGAGGCGGTGCCCGGCCGGCAGGCGAAGTGTCCAGCTACCGACCCCGTTGTGCAGGTCGGTCAGTTCGAGCTGTAGATCCTCGGGCCGGATCAGGCCGACCCGTGCCAGGGTCTTGTCCCTCACCTCGACGGTGATGTCTTCGAGTCGCATTCACACCACCAGGAGGGATCGGGGACGCCAGGTGCAGGCGATCGAACTGGTCGACGCCGCGCCGTCCATGGCTGCGACCGCCGTGATGACGCCGGGCGGGATGGTCCACATGCGGGGAGCGCTTGCGAGATCGGCGTAACGGTTGGCGCCGGTATGGTCGGTCACCGCGCCGGTCTGCGTGTTGATACGCAGGGTCTGCCCGGCGGTCAGCGACCCGGTCCACTGCAGGCGCTCGCCCGTGCTGGAGATCAGGCGGATGTTCTGTGCGGGGCCGGTGACATCCCACTGCGGGTACGCCTTCGCGGTGCCCGGGTTGCGTAGGATCATCCCACCCATCGCCTGCGACGAGGCGACGCGGATTTTGTGGAACTTGGTGACGAAGTTGCCGCGCGGCGTCGCGGCCGTCACTACCTCGCGCGACGACTGCGAATAGGTCCAGTACGGGTCGCCGGCCCGCACCGTGAGCACGGTGTTCAGGTCACGGCTGCCCCGGGTGTCGACGCCATAGGTGTAGCCCATGCCGCCCGTGCGGTACGCGTTGAGAGTCCAGTACGTGCCGTTGTCCTCGACCCACTGCAGTGCGAACGGTCCGGACACCATCAGGGCGAGCCGATCCATCCACCATTTGAGGTCGTTGCGGCTCGAACCGACGATGTGTAGAGGGATGTCGATGTCACGCGGGCGCTTGCGCTCGTTACGGAAAACGGCACCGTCGCCCGCCGACTCGACCCAGTTGAGAGACACCTCTGGCATACCGAGGCCAGTCACTCCGACAGTGGCTTCTACGCCAACACCGAAGCGACTGACCTCGTCGAGCCAGATGATGTCGTTGGAAGACACCAACTGCAGTCGCATTACCAGCTAGCCATCCTTGCTCGGTTAGCCGCAGCGAACAGGTCGTCCTCCGCGGAGATCGAGCTGCCGGGCGCTGCGTAGTAGTTGAGAATCCGCTGGGTCGCCACGGACGCATCGCCGCCCGATGCGCTGGCCGCCCGCATCAGCGCCATGGAGGAGCTGGCCGACATGTCGCCGACCGTGGGGGGCAGGAACTGGGTGCCGCCGACCTCCGCGGTGAACCCCTTGAGGCTCTTGCGAACGTCGTCGTATCCGGACTCCAGGCCCTTGAGGAAGCCGCCCATGACGAGCTGGCCGGCGTCGTAGAGCAGCACCTTGTCGACAGACTCGGGGCCCTTGAGGTCCTTGATCTGGGCGGTCTTGGCGGCGAACCAGCTCTCGACGCTGCCCCACGTGTCCTTCAAGCCCTGGAGGAACCCGGAGATCACGTCACGACCTGCACCGACCAGCAGAGTGGCGAGTCCGGACAGCGCCGACGTGATCTTGTTCGGAAGCTTGCCGACCTCGTCACGAGCGCTGTCGACCCCTTCGGTGAAGGCGGTCCTGAGCTTGTCGAATGCCTCCGTGCAGGCGGTCTTGATCGCAGTCCAGGCGTCACTGAATGCGGTCCTGATCGAGGTGAGCCGCGACCTGCCGCCGTTGAGCAACCCGTTCATGGTGTCGTCGAAGCCGGTGCGCAGCGAGTTCAAGATCGCCTTGACCGCACCCTCGACCGCCTCAAAGCCGACCTTGAAGGCCGCCTTGATCGAGTTGAGGACCTTGCCGGCCACGCCCAGGATTCCGATGTTCATGAAGATCCCGAACGCGCCGACGATCAGGTTCCAGATGCCCTCGAATTGGGCCTTAATGCCGGACCACATGCGATCCCAGTCGCCGGTGAAGAACCCGGCGAACATGTCCCACATGCCGGTCAGGAACATGACCGCGCCCTCGAACACGTCCTTGACGCCGTTGATCGCGCCGATCAGGGAGTTGATCAGCACTGATGCGACGAAGCCGATCGCGGGCGCGAGCACCACCATGAGCACGTCGACCACGACAAGCAGTGCCTGCAGGACCGGCTGGATGGCGGCGAACAGTCCGGAAAGGGCGGACGCCAGGTGAGGCAGTGCCTCGGCGGCGACCTGACCCACAGCCTGCAGGATCGGCCCGAGAACGGCGGTGGCGATCTGCAAGACCAGCGCCACCACGGGGGTGAGCGCCGTCATGACGGTCACCAGCGCCGGGCCGAGGGCGGCCAGGATCTGCGTCACCAGCGGGGCGAGACTGGTCATCAGGTTCGCGATGATCGGTGCCATCGTGGCGAACAGGTTGGCGATGATCGGCAGTAGCGGGGCGATGGCCTGCAGCGCGGCTACCAGGATGGTGCCGAACACCTGCCCGACAGTGCCGATGACGGGCGTCAATGACGTGAACACCGTCTGCAGGGTGGTGATCAGCCCACCCGAGACCATCTGGCTGAACGCGGTGACGACCTGCATGATGACCGGCGCCAACGCGGACATGGCCGCGCTCAGCCCGGCGCCGAGAACCGCGATCAGCGGGTTTATCGCCGGGGCCAGCGCCATGAACGCCGACGCCATCGTGCCCAGCAGGATGGACAGCGGGTCGCCGACCGCACCGATGAACGTCCCGAGGGTGCCCATCAGCATGCCGAACGCCGTGCCCAGCGGGGTGAGGGCTGGCTCCAGGGCAGTGACCGCATTCGCGATGCCGTTGAAGAACTGAACGGTCCCGGTCTGCGCGGCACCTGAGGAAAGGCCGTTGGCCAACCCGTTGAGCAGGGTGCCGATGGATGCGCCCACGATCGGCAGGACCGTGGAGACCGTGTCGCCGAGTGAGGCGAACAGACCCTTGACCGCCGGCCCGGAGCGGGTGGCAATCAGGTCCATGGCCTGGTGCGCCGACGCGAACACCTCGGTCAGGCCGCCCTGGAATGCAGGGCTTGCCGCGGCATCGGCAATGCTGGACAGCCCGTCCGCGAGCTGGGAGAGACCGGAGCCGCCGGCATTCTGCGCTGCCGTGGCGATCGAGTTGAGGATCGACACGACCGACACCAGCGACGACCAAAGGTCCGCGAGCGCCTGAATGCCGTTGTCGACCCAGCCCTTGAGGCTGCCGTCCTGCTGGGCGACGGTCAGCCAGACCGCGGCTGCGTTGGCCAGGTTGACGAACCAACCGGCGAGCTGAGGCAGGTAGGACGCGCCGATCTCCCCGAGCACCAGCATCGTCTGGGCGATGGCGTCAGTCGACGTGCTCGCGGTGGCAATCGACTCGTTCAAGTCGGTGAACATGCCGGTCAGAGCGCCGTCGAACGTGCCGTTCAGGCTGGTCGCGAGGCTGCCGAAGAATCCGCCGAGGGCGGTTGCCGTCTCGGAGACCCCGGCCGAGAACTGTGGAAGCAGGCCGTCGACCAGCTCCTGGAAGGGGGCCTTCGCCTTCTCCCAGAAATTGCCGCTGATCACGTCCTGCAGCTCGGACAGGTGGGCCTTCGCGTCGGGGACGACCTTGTTGAAGTCCTTGAGCGCGGCGTACGTGGTTCCGAGGCCGATCGCGAACGCACCGATCGTGCCGGGCAGTGTCAGCGCGACCGCACCGATCTGCGCCAGGCTCGCCGCCAGGGCGGCCATGTTCGACACCGAGGCGATGCCGGAAGCGCCCAGGCCAGCGACGGCCAGCGACAGGGCGGCGATCTTCGGGGCCGCCTTGTCAAGGTTGCTGATCGAGGTCCACAGCTCGTTGAACATGTCGGTCACGGCGCGGGCCCCGGACAGTGCGGCCAGGGTGGCGCTGACCTTTGCGGCCGCGGCCTCACTGACCTCGGGGATGATCTTGACGAACCGGTCCCGGGTGAGAGCGGCGAGCCTGGCAATGGCCGGGGCGCTGTCCTGCAGTTCCGGCTCGATCGTGGCCCTGATCTTCTTGACCTTGTCCTCAAGGTCCTTGATCTCACGCTCCGCCTGGTCGCGCGCCCGGTCGTCCACGCTCGGGGTGATCGTGGCGCGGATCTTGTCGACGCGCAGCATCAGCGTTTCGATCTCGCGAAACGCCCGGTCCTTGGCGCCCTCGTCCAGGTCCGGGCGGATCTTGATCCCCGACAGGTAGTCCTGGATGCGCTCCTTGAGCTGCGCGTACTCGGCGTTGTCCGCCTCGATATGCACCTGCAGCTTCTCTTGCAGGACTTTCTGCGCGTCCTTGATGCCCTGCTCGTCGAGCGTGACCGGCAGCTCGAAGTCCGCGGTGACCTTCTTCATCTCATTGTCGAGGCGCTTCATGGCCTGACGAATCGAGTCTTCGCTGTCGAGGTCGACCTTGATCGTGATGCCGTCGACCGCGTTCTGGGCCTTGCGCTCCGCCGCCTCGGCGTCCTTCTCCACGCCTTCGTCATCGACACGGGCATGGATCGTGACTTCCATGTCATCGAGGTCGTCCTCGATGTTGTTGAGCTGGCGTTGCGCCCTGGCCTTGAACTCCGAGGTATCGGGCAGGATCTTGACCTTGAGGCGGCCAATCAGTTCGCCGCTGGGCATGGGCTACCTCCGCTGCATTTGGGAGTAGAGGGAGGCCACCGTGACCGGCTTCTTGCGCTCGGGCTTGGTGGCCGACTTCGGGCGCGGCCACGCCGGCAACTCCGGCGGCCTCTTGCGCCATTGGCCGGTCGCCCGGGTGTTCACGTTGAGTGCGTCGTACAACCCGGCGAGCAACTGGCGGTCCATTCCCCAGCCGAGGAACTCGCGACCGCCCGACGCGAGGGCCGCGGTATAGGAGGTGTCGGGTAGGCCCGTCACGAGCGCGACCACGAGCGAGGGGGCGGGACCGTCTCCGTTGATTACGGAGATCAGGTCGATCCCGTAGAAGAGACGCAGGTCCCGGTAGACCCCCTCGCCGTATTGGTCGATCAGCCCTGCGAGCCCGAGGCTTCCCCCACCTGAGTGCCCTTGACGTAGCGCTGGAACAGCTCGGCGGCCACGGTCAGATCGCCCTCGATCGCCTCGATGAGCGCCTCGGCCTGGGCCGGCGTGGCGGCGACGAGCCGGAACGCTTCGTTGATCATCTCCTCCTGGTCGGCGCCGTCCTCACGCATGCCGTCCTGCAGGGCGATCAGGGCAGCGCGCTTGTCCTTCTTGAGCTTGAGGACGTTGACCAGCCGAACCTCCGAGCCGTTCGGGAGTTCGATATCGGTCGAGCCGTACTTGGCTTCGGCGGCTTCGCGGATGGAGTCGAGCGTGAACGTGGACACGGGGTGCGGACCTCCGGGTGAAAGGGATGAAGACGGGGCGCGGACCAGGTGGAAACCCGAGCGCGTGAGGGTCCGCAGCTCACGCGCTCGGGGGTTCGAGGGATCAGGGCTCGACGGCATCCAGCGGAGTGACCGCGTACGTCCACTCGTTGGTGGAGTGCGCCAGAGGCTTGACCCCCAGCGGCAAACCGGCGAGGCTCTCGGTGTCCGAGGCCGCCAGGTCGTCGTTGCGGTAGATCTCGGCCTTCGGTGCGTAGATCGCGAAGACGTTCTCGCCGTCGATGAAGACGGCCAGGAAGGCGCAGGTGGTCGGCACCGGGGATTCCGGCACACCGATCAGGCCGTTGGGCAGCTCGACCGAGTTGGAGCCGTAGTAGAGCTTGAGCGCGGGCTTGTCGAACTGCTGCAGGGTGATCGCGATGGTCTCGGTCCGCGTGGAGTACGTGGTCCGCAGGGCCTTGGCCTGCAGCGTGCCGACCGTGGTGGCCTCGCCGCCCTCGGAGGTCACCGAGAAGATGTCCTCCAGGCTGGTGTGGCCGACGTTCTCCCACGGCGTGGTGACCGCCGTGAGCATGGCCGGCAGGGTGGTTCCGGTCGGCGCGGTGAAGTAGTTGCCGGAGCCGATGACGAGGGTCGCGGCGTCGTTCAGCACTGAGGGGGTCCTTTCGAGGGCACGCCGAAAGCCCCGCCGGCATAGGGCGGGGTGACGTGGAAGGGGTCAGGAGAAGGGCTTGGTCTTCGGCTTGCGAACCGCGAGCCGGAAGAGGGTCTCGTAGCGCCAGACGCCGGACGGCAGGTCCGCGTATTGCACCGGCCCGGTGGCCGTAGCCCAGTCGGTGGCCCGTCGCGGGGCGGAGGTCATCTCGTACCGGACCAGGTGGCCGCGACCGGGAACGATGCGGTTGAGCAGCCAGGCGTCACGCAGCACCACCCGCACGGCCTCGGCCAGCAGGGCGGCATCCTCGTCGCCGTCCGGATCCTCGGCGAACGTGTGGATGATCATGTCCGCGACATCGACAAAGCGGGTGTCGCCGGACCAGTCACCGACCTGCGGGTAGCGGCGAATCAAAACCAGCGGGAACGCCTGGGCCGGCTGAATCAGGGTCTGCACGTTGACACCCGGAAGCGCCTCGGCGAGTACAGCCTGAACGAAATCCTCAACCGGGCTCATCTCCACGAGGGCCCGCACAGCGGGGGGAAGTCCAGCCATCAGGTCACGAACCATCCGCGCCGCTTACGGCGCTTGCGCGTGACCGGAAGCTTGACCTTGCCGCGCTTCGCGAGCTTGCCGCCGGTCGCCCGGTGCAGCACGTTCAGGCCCTCGGTGCCGCCGTATCGTTCACCCGTGTCCGGGTCGATGTAGCCGGCCCGGCCGTACTCGATCGCAGCCGCGGCCTTGTCGCCGCGGTCGTCGGACAGCACTACATACCAGTCGGTCTCGTCACCCATCTCCACCCGGATTTCCGAGTGGCCTTCGGTGGTCAGGCCCGCGGCCCGCTGCTTGGCGGACGGGGTCTCCTGCAGAATCCGGTCACCGGTCGCCTTCATCGCGAAGGCCCGGCGGCCGAGATCGTCCTGCACGTCGACGTGGGCGGCGATGGCTCGCTCCCACTTCATCCCCTTGATCCTCTTGAACAGGTGCGCCATCAGGGCCGCTCCCGAATGTCGATCGACCAGTGCCGGGTTCGGCGGGTGCCGTGCCGGTGTGACGGCGGGGTGACCACATCCCAGTCCCGGCCGTTCCAGGTGACGCGGGACCACAGGTCCACGCCCGGCAGATCGGGGCGCACGATCATCCGATACACGTTGATCTGCGCCTGGCCGGGCACCTCCGCCTTGCTGGATCGCTGCGGGATGAACACCGCGCGCACCTCGATCGGCGCGTCCAGGTCGACGATCTTGACGTCGTTGCCGCGGCTGTCGGTGACCGTCCTGGACTGATAGACGGTCGCGGGCTGCCCGTGCCGTCGTCGCTGGAAGCTCACCAGTTGTCCGCCTCGGACGGGAACAGCGGGAAATGCGCGCCCTCGGAGCTGGGCACGTAGCCGGGGGGCTCGCAGTTGCCGAGCCTGCGATTGCGGTGCAGGCTCGTACCCCAAGCCGACACCTGGGCGGAGATGATGCCGGACCGGCGCCCGGCCAGATCCTTGAGCAGGGCGATCTCGTCGCGGGTGAACTGCAGGGTGCCCGAGGTCGCGCCGCGGTCCGACCAGGTCAGCGTCTCGTCGCCAGCCCGCGAACTGACGTAGCCGTCAGGGTTGCGCAGATAGCGGATGACCGCCTTGAGGACGAGCGTCTTCACCAGGCGAGGAGCGGTCTCCGCGTCCCAGTCCCGGCCGTGGTGGCGGGCTTCGTCGGAAGCATCTTCGAGTGCAGAGGCGGCGATGCGCTCCTCGTCCTCGTCCATCTCCCAGTCGAGGCGGGCCACCAGTTCTTCCATGGTGGCGTAGGGATCCATGGGGTTCTCCTCACTGCCTCGAAACGGGCAGGGCGGTTATGACTAAACACCCTGCCCGTTCAGATGGATCAGGCGTTCGCCGCGTTGCCCTCAGCGAAGCGGCCGGTCGGGGTCCACACCGAGGCGTCGGAGATGCCGGTGATGGTGGCCAGCTCGCTCGCGGCCGGCGGGTAGTTGCTCGCGCCGTCGAGGGTGAGCTTGATGCCGCGCACGAAGTGCTGCGAGGTCGACACGACCTCCTTCTCCAGCACCGCATCCCAGCCGACCAGGGTGTCCTTGACATCCTGGAAGCCGGCGTAGGTGTTCACGACCGACCGGTCCCGCATGTAGAGCGGGTCGTAGTCGCGCACCCAGCGCAGGGACACGCCCTCGAAGCCCTGGGTGGCACCGAACGGCACGGACTGCGGAACGGCCGGGGCCGCGTTGAGGAAGATGAACGCGCTCGACGCGAACGCGAACGCGGCGTCGCTCGGGATCTCCTGGGAGACCACGATGTTGAAGCCCATGCGCGGGGCCAGGCTCGCCGACCGCAGCGCGGACTGCGCGTCACTGTCGCCAACGTTGCTCGCCAGGTTCAGCTTCTCGTCATTGAGCAGCGCGCTCTCGAAGTCGGTACCGACGAGCAGGTAGCGGGAGCCATCCGGCACGTTGAACTTGTTCAGCACGCGCCGCGCCTCGGTGATCGCACCGCGCAGGTTCCGCTCGGCATTACCGATGACGACGTTGTACGCCGCACCGGTCAGCCGGGCCACAGCGCGCCGCGACAGGCCCCGGGCCACGGCCTTCACCTGCGGCTTGAGCAGCTTCGCCCAGCCGTTCAGGTCCATGTCGTACTGCTCGTCCGTGAGCTGCACGGCCGAGTACACGTTGCCACCGAAGGTCGTGGCGACCTTGGTCTCCTTGTACTCGTCGAACACGATCGGAGCCGACCGGTCGTTGCGCCACGCGTACTCGTGGAACGGCAGCACGCCCTCGACCGGCACGGACACGGTGTCGTTGTCGGCGCCCTTGTACTGGTCGATGCTGTGCTTGGTGAACAGGGAAGGAACGACCAGCTCCTGCTCCAGCATGCCGACCGCCGTAGCGATCAGCTTTTCCGGCTTGACGAGGAGATGCTCAGCCACTTATGCCTCCGGGCATGAAGAAAGCCCCGGCCATCAGGCGCGGGGCTCAGGGATTCGAGGGGGTTCGGTTAGCGGCGTCCGCCGTACTTGCGGGCCAGCTCGCGCGGGTCGTTCGGCGAACCGTCGTCGTCGACCGGGTCCAGGCCGCCGCGCAGCACCCGCGGCTTTACGGGGGTCGCGAACTTGGCGAGCTTCTTGGCGTGCGCCTCCAGGTCCTCGCGGGTCTCGCCCTTGAGAACCTCTGCCAGCTCGTCCGGCAGGTCGTGCTTGCGCGCCACATCGGAGACCAGCAGGAACCGCTCGGCCTTCTCGGCGCGGGCGGTGATCTCCTTCACCACGGCTTCCAGCTCTTCCGGAGTCTTCGCGCCGGCGAGCTTGGCCTCGGCCTCCTTCGCGCGGGTGCGGTAGTTCGCTGCCTCCGCGTTGGCCTTGGTCAGCGCCTTGCGCGCCCACTCGGGAAGCTCGTCTTCCTGGGACTTCGTCTCGCCTGCGGTCTCTCCGGCGGTGTCCTCCGGGGACTCGACGGGCGTCTCGGCAGTCTCGGTCGACTCGGTCTCAGTGGTGGGGGTGGGGGTCTCTTCGGGTGGCACGGGGTTACGCCTCCTGGACGCTGGCTGACCTCGCCGCCTGGGCAGAGGCTTTCTGTTCTTGGCGGATGAAGCGCCGCCATGCGCTGAGTGCGGCTCTGCCGCTCAGGCCCTTGGTGACCTCGGGCCACTGCTCGCTGTACTGCCGGTTGAGGGCGTACAGGTCGCCACTGCCGAACTGGTCCTTGGAGAAGACGGGCTCGGCGTAGCACATGCAGTTGTCGTGAAACAGGTCGCCGTCCGCATACGTGGCCGCGCGTTCGCTCTTGTACGCGGCGCCCCGGCTGATCAACATCGCGCAGAACCCGCACGGGGTTCCGGTCCTGCTCAGCCGCACGTAGCCGATGGCTCGGCCGTCCTGCTCGTGCGCCACCCACACGGTGCTCCTGGCACCGTTCATGGCGAGTCGAGCCGCGGATGCGGCCTGCCGATTACCGGCTTCCTTGTGTGCGGTCTCGCGGGCAGCGTCGACCCCGACGGCCGGCTTGCTCGTGTCGACGGCCTTAATCTTGTCGACGTAGTTGCGAGGCCCGAGGTTGATCAAAGAGTCCCGGGCCTCGGCCACGGATGCCCGCTCAATGCGGTCCATCGCGCTACCCAGGCCCGGAAGCTTCTCCACCTCAACCCGCGTGTCCCCGCCACCCTGGTCGTCGTCTTCCTGGCCGGCCAGGGTGGCGAACTCACGCCGCAGGTCGGCCAGCGTGACGTGGGAAGGAATGGGGTGGTACGGGTCGGCCACCGTCTTACCGGTCCGCAGCGCGCGGACCAGCCGGTAGTAGGCGAGCGCCAGCTCGCGGGAGCGCCCGCGTTGTGTGCTGATCAGCTTGAGCGCCTGGTTCAACCAGGCCGCGGACACCGCCCGCGTCTGCGCGGTCGGCATGCGGCCCCACAGCTTGATCGCTTCCTGGACCGTCGTCGCGCCGATCTTGTTCAGGGCGATGTTGTAGGCGACCGCCGCGCGCTCGGCCTCGTCAGCGCGACTCGCGGCCATCGGCCGGGTCCTCACCGGTCGACCGGAGCAGCGCGTCGACGAGCTGCAGGTCGGCATTCTCCTGTTCGGCCAGCGCTGACCATTGGTCCAGCTCGTTCTTGGTCACGCCGGGCACCCGGGCCCAGAGGCCCTTGACCGGGATGGCGAGCTGCTCGCGAAGCTTGCCGAGACCATCGGCGGACTGAGCGAGTGAACGCATCTCCATGTCGCGCCAGATGACCTCGCCGGAGTAGTCCAGGGCGGAAGCCTCGACACCCTCAAGCTCGGCGGCCAGGCGGAACACGCGTTCCCAGGCTTCGCCCATGAGCTTGCGGAACTCTTCGACCTTGCGGCTCAACGCCGTCTCTGCAGCCAGGAGGGCCTCCGCTGACAGGTTCGCGATCTGCCCCAGCAGGTGGTGCGGGGGCATCTGGCCGATCGCGGCCAGGTGGCGAATGCTCATGTCGATCGACTCGATGAACCCCGACAACGGGCCGCCTTCGAGGCTGCCGAACCGCACGTCCGGGTCCTCGGCGAACAGGAACCGCGACGAGTTGACGTTGATGTTCGCTGGGATCGGCCGTCCGTCCGGGCCGCGCTCGGGCTGCCAGTCGACGACCTCGCCGGACTCGTCCTTGACTGGCACCATCTTGAGCGGCGGCGCCATACCGGTCGTATAACGCACCACATGGGCGGTATAGGACTGTGCGACCAGCAAGTCCATAATGGTTTGATTGATGCGGTCTTGCAGTGGGATCAGCGGCTCGACCACGCCGACCGTGCGGCCTTCGAGATCGATGTGCGCGGCGAACCGGGTCACCGGGCATTCGCTGTTGCCGTGCTTCCCGACTTCCGTGACCGTCAGGCTGTCGTCGTCGAGCAGCGCGCCGAACGTCACCTCGTACTCGAGAGCGCCGTCCCACATGCGGGCCTTGCCGCGGCTGCCTTCGGCCGCCTCCTGGGTGATCGTCAGCGCGACCACCGGGGCGTCATCGTTGGCCGGATCTTCCCAGAGGGCCGAGGTGTTCAGGGCGCTCAGACCCTTGGTGCGGGTGCCCTTGTCGGTCTTCTCGGTGATCGTGAAGGAGTGCCCAAACTTCACCGCGCCCCGGTGCACCGAGGTCTGCCGGGCGTCGAGCCGGCTGTTCTGCCAGTGCGTCCACTCCGGAAGCGCCGCCCCGTCGCTGCCACGCACGGCAGCCTGGCCGCGCCGGAAGTTGTCGACGTACATCGCCTGGACCGGCGTCGAGATGAGTACGCCCATCCAGTTCGACACCGACCGCTTCGCGAGCAGCCGGTACTCGTCGCTCGCATGGGGCGGCATGTACGGGTCATCGTGATCGCCACGCTCGTACCGGTCGATTCGCTGCAACCGGGGACGATCCTTGTGGATGATCCGGAGCAGCTCCTTAGCCTGGGCGAGGGCAGAGTCAGCCGTCGTAACGGACAAGAGTAAACACCTCGCTCAGAGGAAATAGCCGCGACCTGAGCGCTCCTTGACGCGCTTGCCGCGGGTACGGAAGTCGTGCATCGCCTCGTGGGCGAGCATCAGGGCCGCGTAGGCGTCGACCTTGCGGGGCGACTCGCGCCCGCCGGCCTTGCCGAAGCTGATGCCGTAGTTGTTGACACGGCGATGTGCGTTGAGCACGTGGCGCCGCAGCGCCAGGTCACCGTCATGGTGGATCTTGCCGTCGAACACGGATTGCATCAGGCGCTCATGCGCCATGGTTGAGCGCTTCAAGCTGGTCCGCATGTCCCAGGCAATCGCGCCTCCGGCACCCGCCTTGACGCTCAGGCCCTCGCCGTACGTCTCCGTCCACGCAGTGATGTAGGACTCCCACAACGCCACGTCGGCGTAGAACCCGAGCACCTTGAACAGGCGGAACGCGTCATGCACTACCGAGTCGACCGCCGCCTGACTGACCCGCCAGCCTTCGCCGGCCGGACCGTCCGGCTTCTCGAACAGGCCAAGCACGAACGCGCAGTTGTCCGACCGCCGGAGAGCCACAAGGGCGGTGGCATCATCGGTTTTACCGCCGTCGAACCCGAGCGTGATCTCGTCGCCAGGCTTGAGGATCGCGCCTTCGATCTCCAGCGGAACCCACTGGGCCGACGAGAAGAGCGCGTCCTCTTCGGCGACGATCTGGTTGAGCCACATCCGACGCGACCGGCTGGCCGCGATCGTCAGGTCGAGAACCGACTGGATGATCGTCTCGACCCGGAGCCAGACCGCGTCGCCGCGAATCTTCGGCAGGACGATCCGCAACGCCTCAGGCGTCAACGGGGTCTTCGGGTGCGCCTCGATCGAGTCGTAGAGGAAGCCGACATCGATTGCCTTACCCTCGCGAATCTTCTCCCAGGCCAGGCGCATCTTCTCGGCAACCGAGTCCTCACCAGGCAAGAAGGCGTTGGTGATCGCCAAATACCGGGAGTCCTTTTTGGTCGTGTTGCCGTCGATCGTGTCGTACATCTGGTGGCCGTTGTTCCCGGCGATCCAGTGGTGCGTCTCGTTCAGGACGACGAACGTCGAGCGGCCACCTTCCAGCGCCCGATAGGAGCTGGTCACCGCTTCGAGGCGCTGCCGGCCACCGTTCGCACGGATCAGCTCGGCGCCCGCCTTGATGCCGTAGGTCTCGATGAACCTGTCGCTCATCAGCGAGGGGAACAGCGTCATGGTGTTGCGGGTCTGGTCACGCGAAACCGCGGCGACCTGAACCCAGGCTTGCGGGTGCGGCACGCCGAACGCCTGATCCAGCTCAAAGTGCGAGAACCGGCTCGGCCCGGCCAGCTCGACCAGGCACATGACCGCAACGATCGGGTCCTTACCCCAGCCCTTGAGCCGCTGCAGAACTCCCTTGCGGTAGACGAACCGGCCGCTCTCGTCGACCGCGTACCACCACAAGATGAAGCGCAGTTGCTCCGGCGTGAACCGCCAGGGCCCGCCGTCCTCGGCACGCAGGTACTCGGCGCACCAGGCGGCGATCTGCCATCCGAGCGTCCAGCGAGGCAGGTGCCAGGAGCCGTCGTCGTTGCGCTGCCAGGTCGGCCCGTAGAAGTCGGGCTCCAGTGCTTCAATCTCCTCGGGGGTCAGGGTGGCCGCAGCCATGCCTCACCCCCTCGGTTAGTTCGCGATGCCGAGGGCCGCCCTGTACTCGTTCATGACGGTCACGCTGGCTGGCGTGGCGGTCTCGTCCTCGGGTTCGTGCAGTTCGATGCGCACTCGGCGCCGGTCGCCTTCGGCGATCAGTAGGCGCTCGAATGCGGAGTAAATGGTCTGGAGCATCTGGCCGGACCGTTTCGTGGACTTCTTGTAAACACTGAGGTCTTCGCACAGCGAGTACAGCAGTGCCCAGTCGGACGCCTGATAGAAGTCCGACTGGCCGGACTCCTTCGCGGCATCCCAGAGTCGCTGGGCGATCGGGTGCCAGGACCGATCAGCGTTCGGGGCTTTCGCCGGCCGAGCGGTTCCGCGGGTCACCGACTGCTGGTCGGCACCCTTGCGCTCACGGGGCCGGGCGAGGTCCGCCTCGCGGTTCGGTACGGGACCTGGCAAGGCGATCACCTCCTACAGGCGTGGCGTGTTGAGCTGCCGATACCAGCGCATCTTGGCCTCGGTGGGGTGCTCGTCTTCTCGAATGCGGCTCGGCCTCGACCACCCCTCAGGCTTCGTGGTTCGATCCATCTCCCAACCGGAAGCCCGAAGTGAGGTGCCTGGCTCGCTCAAGAGGATGAAGGTCTGAATGCGCTCGTAGCCCATAGCCTTCGCGGCCCTGGCTGCCGCCTGGTAGAGCATTGAGCAGCCGTTCGGCACCCCATCAGTGACGAGGCGGGTCACCTCCGCAACCCGGTACGGGTCGGTCATGCGTGCCACCGGTCGGCCAACAACCGCTGCGCCGCGGAGCTGGCCGACCTCGTCGACCAGGCCGATCGCGAACCGGAGCCCGTGAACAGGCTTGTGGTGCCGGTGCCGGCGGGCAATCAGGTCGTTGGCCTGAGTGCGTGTAAGCGGAACCGTATGCAGGCTCACGGCACCTCCGGAAACGTTGAAGGCCCCAGCTCGGAGAGGGGCGAGCTGGGGCACAAGCAGCAAGGGGAGAGCCCTCGACCCTCGCCGCAGCGCTACAGCAGGCCGGGGTGTGCCTCTGTGCGCTTGAACTTGGCGGCCTGGCGTCGCCGGTTCGCGGCGTACGCCTCCCCGCCTTCACGGGATGATTTCTGCTGGTGATGCCATCCGCAGATAGCTCTCAGGTTGGAATCTCGATGATCGTCACCAGCACGAATGTGGTCGACTTCCGTCGCCTGCTCGGTGCACCGTTTCCCCTCGGTTCTCACGGTGCACCGGAATTCAGCGTTCTTGAGAATGCGTCGCTGAATGGATGGCCAGTTCTGGGGGAGTCGCTGCCGGCGATCACTACCTTGCCATCTGCCGTTGCCCACGAGTCACCACCAGTACTGTCTTGCTGTAGGTCTCGGCTACGTTTGCCCGTAGGCGTAGACCCGAGACCTGGTCTGCTGGGGTTAACCGGCTAGCGGGTTAGATCCAAGCTCTTCATCTCTCCAACTTCCAACCGGGTCAGCGGGTTGGCTCGTCAGATCCAAGCTCTCTAACTTCCTAGCTCTCTACTGGGCTAGCTCGGTAGTTGGCTAGCTGGTCAGCAGGCTTACTGGTTAACCCCTTCACTAGTAGTACGGGTTCAGCTCGGGCTAACGGAGGTTGGCTGTGGTTCAGGTCACGACCCCGGGATTGCGTCGGCGGCAGACCGAGGTGCACTCCAGTTCACCCCGGCTTGTTTTCGCAGCTCAGGCGGGGTGCAGCGCAGTTCACCCCGGTTTATCCACAGGGGTGCAGTGGGATTCACCCCGGTCCGGCAACCGGGGTGCACTGTAGTTCCTGACCGGGGTGAACTCTAGTTCGTAACCGGGGTGCAGTGGAGTGCACCCAAACCATGCTCTTGAACCCTTCCAAGAGAACCAGCCATGTGATCGCCCAGCGGCGAAGGAAACCCACAGGGGCCGGAGGCCCCATGCATCGGCGAAGAGAAGGCAGCGGAATCCCTTGCTAGCCGGCTAACCCGCTCGTGGGGCCGAAGGCCCCGGTCGTGTATAGTCATGTCCTATGGGAGCCGCTTCCTTCGATGAGACCAACCGGCCATACACCGCAATCGTCCTGGCCTCGTTCACTTACAGGACGGATCGGCCTTGGTACCGTGGCCGCGTAGGTCGGGCAGCCAGGTAAGAACATGAGAGACCATCACGGGCTGATCGGTGATGCAGCGCCTGGAAGTCGCTCACGTCACCTACACAACCCTGGGCATGCACCTTGCCGGCGACCTCAGCCAGGAGGAATTTCAGGAGGCGAACCGGGCAGCCATGTACGAGGACTAGCTCGCCGCCGGAACACTGTCTGACCAGCGCCGTTGCCCATCGGGTGGCGGCGCTTCGTCGCGTCTTGGGCGACTTTGGAACCGTGGCAGAATCTCAGGTGCTAGCCACGGCCGGTGAGCGTCCCAGCTCGCAGGGGGTCATACCCCCGGTAACGGGTGAGTCACGCTGGGATACGGCAAGCTGTCAGATGACTACTGTCCTAGTGACTAGGCCAGTGAGATGCCGGCTGTGTCATGCGACTAGGGCACCTCGCCGCTGCATGGGCACCCGTGGACCTGAGAGGCACGCAGGCGCGCGCACGCATGCGAGGGTCACGGCTACACGTGCGGAGGCGCGAGCGGACCGCAGCGTGACGTTCACGGGCGGGGCGAACGCCTCTGCCTGGTAGCCGTGCCCATGGGCGCGCAGGCCTCGCGTCCCAGCGCCTGACAGGCGTTCTGAGCAGGGAAAACAAGAAAGTTCCACCCCGGACTTGTGTTTAGTCTTGTCCTGGACTAGCGTTCTTCCCATCGGTTCGGCAGCGCAGCGAACCGAGCGAGCCTAGTGTTTACTCAGCACCCGAAAGGCAGGGCATGAACGTCAAGCTTGCAGAGCGTATCGACGATTTGAAGCGCGCTGGTTTCAGCGTGCGCTACGCCGATCCGGCCGACGTTTACGAGAAGGGCCGGATTCACTCCGCTTACGCTCACCCGTTCGCTTACGACGAGACGGAGCGCCCGTTTGTCGAGGTGGACGGCGCGATCTCTGAGGATTGGGCGGGACAGGTCTCATTCTGGGAGATCAGCAACTTCCGCAGCTTGGAGCGCGATTACGGCATGGCGTTCTTTCGTGTCGGATACACCGGGTGCGACGGACTCGGGTTCTTCCTGCACTCGGTTTCGGATCGCCTGATCAACACGGTCATCGGCCTGAAAGAGCAGTACCCGGTTTACGACGAGTCCGACTTGAGTGAGCTTGAATACGAGGCTGCTCACGAGTCATTCAGCGGCTACCTGTTCGCCGATCTGTACTCCGACCTTCCGGAGTGGTGGCAGGAAGTGGCGGACGAATTCACTCGCGAGGAAATCGAACAGGGTTTCTGGCAGGCGGTGAGCGAGGACGACTTCTACCCGGAGTGTTCCGGTAACGATGTGATCTGGGGTGACTCGGCCGAGAAGTTCCTACTGATCTCGCTTCGCAACCTCAAGCGGAAATCGCTCGGACGACCCGCGCTGGTCTGATTTCACGGCCGAAACGGTGGACCCGGAAACGGGTCATACCGTCGCGCGGATTGGCATTCCGTGCCCGATGATGGCCTGCCACTCACGGACTGAGATCCGAGGCACTTCCCCCTGCAATTCCTCCCTCACGAAATGGAGTCTTACCATGACCCCTGAATTGCGTTTGATTGTTGACCTACGGGACCTCTGGGATCTCAAGATCAGTAGAGCTGCGCGGAAGGCCGACGAGACGGGCCTGCCCCAGGACCGGAACGCGTACCTGTGGACCTGCGAAGAGGCTCATCGTGCGGCATGGACCCTGGTGGAAACGCTGGCGTTCTATGCGAAGAGCGGTGAGCGCGGCGAGCTGTGCCTCATTTGCCACATGGACACGGCACGGTTCCGCACCATTCCGGCGCGCGTGTTCATCGACAGCGTTCCGGCCGATGGCTACTACCTCTGCCCGAACTGCGCCAGCCGGTACGGCACGGGCATGTCTGGCCAAACGTTCCTGAACTACTCCGCTCAGATGTCGCGCGAATGATTCACGGCCGTACTCCCGCGTAGGCGGGCACGGGTGTCATGGCCCGGTACGGCACTCCGCAATACCGAGAGAACGGAACGGCCTAATGGGAAATGCGCACGTGAGTAGCTGGTCGCTGGCTGAGGCTCGCGAGGCTAACGCGAATGACGCCATCATTTCCGATCGCGCCGCGCGCCAGTTCGCGCACGCCTACACGTGGAACTGGGCTTCCTGCTGGTTTGACAGCACAGGAAACTTTGCCTTCCCATACGACTTCAACCACGCTGAGGATCAATTCGCAACGCCAGTGGATTACATGGACGAATCCCTCTTTGGCTGGTGGATGGATTCTCCGCATGGCGACCCTACCGAATCGGACCTTGCGATTCGCACGGCGATGCTCGCTTACCTGGAACACCGTTTCGTCACGGACGGCGGCAAAGATGTGGACGGCTGGAAAGACCTTCCGCAGTACTGATCCGAATTCGCCTTCACCCCCCTGCCTGCATTCCGTGGGCAATGCTGAGAGGAAACCCCAATGAGTCTCATTGACGCCGTGACACTTATCGCTGACAACAATGACTTCGCGCGCTACTACGCGATCACGGAAGCCGCGCAGGAGGCAATCGTTAACGACATGGGATCAGTCCCGCCGAGCCAGGATGCATACCGGGCGGCCTATGCGCACGGTGCCGACTATTCCGACTGCGTGCGCGTGGTTGGAATCGCGGTCGCGAACCTGCTCTCGGAATGGCTGGAAGAAGCGCCGATGGATGAGTGGTGGAAGGCCATCCTTACGGACGCGCTGAGCCTGTCTAGTGCCGACACGCGCGATGCGCTTGGCGCGCACTACCTGCCGGAGCCCGATGACATGACCGATTTGCTGCTCGACAACTGATGTTGGCCCCGGGCGCACAACAGGCGTGCGAATGCAGGTTCGATCCCTGCCCGGGGCACGTAAGAATGCCCGCAGAGAGGGAATGCAATGTCATTTACTGCCTACGTGAACATCCCTGGCTACCTGCCGATGGATGACGAGCCGCCGGTATTCGACACTGCCCGTGAGGCGTGGGAGTACTTGCGTGCCGAGCTGGAGCGCGGCGAACTGGCATGGATGCCGAACAATCCGGAAGACCCGGAAGGTCCGCAGTCATGCGCTCCGGCCGCGCTGGAGATTGATCTCATGGTGGAGCGCGACCGTGAGGGTACCGTCTACGGTCCGTCGCGCCTTGACGGTGACTGCACGCATGACCTGGGTTTGGCGTACAGCGTCGTCTGGCTCGACCACCGTACGGCCGATGACCTGCTCGTGATCGCTGACGCCGTGGGCGTGACCCGGTGAGCCGTTCCGGTAGCCCGCGTGCCGCGAGTCGTCGCCACATCCTGAAAGTCCTGCGCGCGGTCCGTGCTGGCGCGGCGACGCTCCAGGGCATCTGGGATGTGTCGGGCACGGTGTACGTGTCGCCGCCGGACCGCAAGCCTGGCGAGAACGCGACACTGCGCGCCAGGGAGGCGGGCGAGTACCCGGAGAACCGATCAGACGCGCTGAGCCACTTGATCGACACGCTCGACGACATGGTTTCCGGCCTGACGATCCTGCGTGGCCAGGTTATCGAGCAGTGGCGCGAGGTGTGCGCGGAAGAGCGCACTCGCAAGGAGTAGGTGTTTAGTCATGATGAAGGGATCCGCCATGGGAACGATCGCCAGGAAGCCGACCCCGGCGCAGCGAAACGCGATCCTGCGGTACGCCGGACACGAGAGCGCCAAGCTGACCCGACCGCGCGACTCCACCATCGCGGCGTGCATTGTCGCCGAGTGGATCGAGGCCGAAGAATCCGGCCAGTACGTGACCACTGAGGCTGGAGCGTGGGCGGCCGGTATCGGAATCGAATTCGACACCGCGCGGTACATCCGGCAAATGGGCCAGCGGGCCCCAGCCGCGCCAGCCGCGCCGGTCGAGCCGGTCGAGCCGGTCGAGCCGGAGGCCCTGCCCGGTCTGGAGGTCATGTCGGCCGAGTCGGAACCCGAGCCGGTCACCGTCGTGACTGAGGTGTGGGCAAAGCTGCGCCATGACCTCGACCCCGAAGCGGTGATCGCCGGGTGCTACCCCGTGCCCGTGTATGTCACGGAGACTGAGGCTTTCGCTGAAATCGCAGACGACGCCAGTTGCGGTCTGCCCGCTGGCGAGAACAGGATTTGGAAGCTCCGTATTGAGCCGGGGCACCGGGTCGAAGTCTTCGGCGGGATCCAGTTCAACGACTGGGCAGACGGGCATACCTGGCGGTGCGAATGCGGCGCGAAGGCGCAGGAGCGCGAGACCGTGTACTACGCAGGCCAGGCCGCCCGGCAGGCTGCCCGGCACCTGATGAGCCACGGCCACCTCGTGGAGACGCAGCAGGCTGCCGGGACCGAGCCGACGCCCGCGAAGCCTGCCCGCGAGGTTCTGCCGAAGTTCGAGCCGATCCCGGGTCACAAGCTGGTCATGACTCAGAGCCTGGCCGTATCCGGCTACGACGACGCCGGAGCCCTGACCTACGTCCCGCTGTACCACTGGAAGTGCTCCTGCAAGGACTTCGATCGCGAGCTGGCCGAAAGTCAGATCCTGAGCCAGGTGACGTGGTTCGCAACACGCCACCTGGCCGAGGCGTCCAAGGCCGAAGTCTCGACCAGGTCCAAGCCGGCCGCGAAACCGAAGGCGGCCCCCAAGCCGAAGGCGGGGAAGATGACCGTCCCGCCGAAGCCTGCGATGCCCGGCCCGAAGAAGTCGACGGTGCCGGACCAGCGCAAGGCGTCGACCCCGGAGCCGGTGGCGCGACTGAACACGGTGAGCGTGGCCGGTCGGGGCGAGGTCGACGGCTTCACGTTCGACCTGCGGATCGGTAGCCCCACGCGGGCGCTCGGCACGGAGGTGCGCGTGGCCTTGAATACCGCCCGCCAGTCGCTGGGGGCCGCCTTCCAAGTGACCACGCCATCGAGGAGCCGAACCGTGAACGTAGTCCTGGCGGCCGGGCACGCCGTCGACTCGTGGGAGCCAGTGCTCAAGGTCGTCGCCGAGGCTCTGGGGGAGGCGGTTGCTCAACCCGCCTAGTGATCACGCCACTTCCCCGCACCATCGACAGAGGAGACATGACCCGATGATCCGCCACCTGTCCGAGCTGGCCCGGTCGCTCATGCCCTGCAAGGTCGAGCACCGCCTGGAGCCCGACGACTACGCGAAGGCGCTGTACCTGGCGACGCATTGGGCGTCCCGTATCGACCAGATGCCGTACCACTCGCGTGACCACAACCGGATCTACGTGGTCCGGGAGACGGTCAAGATGGTTCTGGCCAGGCACGGCACCCAAGGCGTCGAGCTGGCGTTCAAGCGGACTGTGCGGGACGTCGAGGATTGGGAGGCCCGCGAGCCCAACGAGCGCCACCACGAGATGCACGTCAAGCACTGGCAGTGGTGCCGCGAGAAGGTGCGGCATGCGTTCAGGAAGCCCAAGCCGCGCACCCGCAAGGTTGAGACCGTCCCGCTGATCGACGTTGTGCACTGAGGCTGTGCACTCAACTTTACAAGATCCGTCCAGTAGAATAGACTAAACATGTGAAGCGGCGAGAACTGATAGCCTCCCTGGAGCGCAAGGCCAAGGAGCAGGGTGCGGCGTTCGAGTTCGTGCGAGAGGGAGGAAGTCACAGCGTGTACCGGTACAACGGGCGCAATGTGGTTATCCCCCGGCACGCCGAGATCAACGAGATGACAGCGCGAGCGATCCTGCGAGGGGTGGACAAATGAGCACGAGGGAGCTTCGAGCGGTGAAGACCTACGAGGCGCGGGTGAGAAGGTCCGGGGACTGGTGGTTCGTCGAGGTCCCCGGCGTGGACATGGCGTACACGCAGGCGCGCAAGCTAGCCGACGTTGAGCCGATGGTGCGGGACATGCTCTCTCTCCTGCTCGACGTACCGGCGGACAGCTTCGCGGTGACCATCACCCCGTCCGGGCAGGTCGCGAACGTGGTGGCCGGCGTGAAAGCGGCCAAGGACGCTGCGGCCGAGGCTCAGCGACAGGCCGACCAGCAGACCCGGCAAGCCGTGGCCAGGCTGAGGAGCATGAAGCTGACCGTGCGCGATGTCGCCGCGTTGCTCGACGTGTCCCCCACCTGGGTATCAGTGCTCGACCGCGAGTCAGCGGCATAGACGGAATTCCGCGCCCAAGGCGGCGCTTAACGACGGAGACTGACAGCATGGCGACGTTCATAACCGACCAACGGCGCTGGATCGTCGAGGCGGGCGACCTGGCCTACTGGGTGAACGATGACGACACACTCAGCCGCTGCCGGGTCGAGCTGATCACCGGTGAGTGGGTGTACGTCAAGTTCCTCGCCGCGGACCACGGCCGCCAGCCCGGCCAGGTCGACCGCGCCTCCCGGTTCAACCGGCGCATCGTGCCCCGCGACGCGGTGCGCGCAAAGGTGGGCGCCGGCCAGCGGCTGCGTAGCCCGGTGATGTGGGAGGCCATTCTGACCGGCCCCGCCACGGCGTAGCGTCGAGGACATGACCAGCGAGAAGCAGCCAGAACGTAGGCCCGGCGCGTTCGGCCCGCGCCCGGGAGTGTTCCCTATCGAGCGGGCCGCCGAGATTCGGGCGGAGTTGGAAGCCAGATGGAAACGAGACAAGGAGCCGCCGAGTGACCCCGGACAAACCGCAGGTAACGCGCCCCGTCAGCGAGACGGGCGGCGCCAAGGACGTTAAGCGAGCCCGCTACGACCTGATCCCATCTGGCCCGCTGCGCCTGCTGGCCGAGAGGTACGGCATCGGCCCCGAGAAGTACCCGAGCGGGGCCGGCGAGGTCGACAACTGGCGCAAGGGCTACCCCTGGTCCTCCTCGTTCGCCGCGATGCAGCGCCACGCTTGGGCGTTCTGGGCTGGCGAGGACATGGACGCGGAGACCGGGCAGCCGCACCTTGTGGCCGTGGCCTGGCACGCGTTCGCCATGTTGGAGTGGGGCGCGAGCGAGGAGATGCGGGCCCTGTACGACGACCGCCAGGACCCTCGCAAGAATGTGGCCCCCAGCACCTAGTTAAGACTTAACACGGGCGGCATCGGTGTGTAGTCTTGTCCTCGCAAGCACGACGCACACCGAGGAGAGCCAGTGAGCACCAACCTGCTGACCCGCGAGATCGCCGCCATCGAACAACTCGCCGCCCTACCGGTCGGAACCGTTATCCGCGACAAGGACGGCGACCACTGGACCCGCGAGCGCAACGGCGGATGGTGGTCCGAGGTGCTCCAGGCCCGCATGTTCGACCCGGCCGTCTCCTGCTACTTGCCGGCCGTCGTCACCAACTACGACGAGCTGTCCCTCGCCGACCTGGACGGCTACAAGCTCGGCGACCTGATCAAGGTGCTCACCGCCGACTACGCGCTCGCCATCACCCCCGGAGCCGTCTGCGTGGTCGAGCGGATCTACGGCGAGATGCTGCACGTCCGAGACGGCAACGGCCTGGTCATGCCGCTCAAGCCGGACGAGGTCGCCCCGCTGGAGGCCGGCCCCGAGATCACCGTCAACCAGCGGGTACGCCTCATCGTGAACGGTGAAATCTTCGGCGTGAAGACGGGCAGCTTCGGCACGGTCATCGGCCCGCAGCCTGGCGCCCTGGAACCGACCTGGATGGTCGTGTTCGACAACGCGTCCCCCTGGTCCTCCCGCCCCACCGGCTGGCCGGTCGCCGCGCGCTACCTGGAGCCCGTCAGCGTTGCCAAGGTGTGAAGTCTAGTCCTGGGAGTCAGTGAGTGCGATTCACCCCCCGGGCCGAAGAGGTCAAGCGCGTAGTCGGCATCCTCGAATCCGGCGACTACGACACCCCCGAGCAGATGGCGAAAGCCCTGCTCAAAGACATGGCCGACCTGATGGCCATGCGCGACTGGGTTGCCCTCTCTCACCGATTCAGCAAGGGGCAGCTCGGCCTCAACTGGGGCCCATTCGCCAGCGTCATCGACGCCACCAGCACGGGCGAGAAGCTCGGCGGGCTCGGCGGGGAGTTCTCCGTCGTCACCCTCAACAGCACCGGCCGCCTGCTCGGCAACGTCAGCTCCCGCAAGGGGGCCAAGGATTTCTGCCAGCACCCCGACTGTGGACATGCCGGATGGGCCCACCTCATGGACGGTTCTGCCCGCGGCCGATGCGGGCTCGAAGTCTGCCCCTGCGACAAGTTCCGAAAGTAGCGAGTGATCAGCAGCCATGAAGACCGTCAGTCACACCTGGTGCGACACGTGCGAGAAGCGCGGGTTCACCTGCGAACACGACGCCAGCAAGGCCCTCGGAAGGGCCCGGACCCACCGTAGCCGCGCCGCCGACAAGGCCGGCACCCGCCGCGGAATGCGAGTCGAGAACCGTCACTACGAATGCCCGGCCGGCCTCTGGCACCTGACCGGGATGAGCAGGAGGAACGTCCGCGCATGACTACCGAGATGAACCTGCTGATGAAGCAGCTCGACAACACCAAGGCCGCCCTGTGCGCAGTCCAGGGCATGGCCGAGAACGCCGTCCACCAGGAGAACGAGCGCGGCGCCGCCGCCCGAGTCATCGTCGGCGCGGTCGCGCGGGAGCTGGGCGTCGAGCTGTCCACCAACCCGCTCGGCGGCGACCGCTGGTCCCCGAGCAACATGCGCCGCGCCCTCGACGGCGTGATCGCCCTAAAGAAGTCCCGCGACACGATCAGCGCACTGCATACGGCCGAGCGCGCAGAACGCCTTACCCTGCGCAACCGCATCGCCGAGCTGGAGCGCAAGGTCCGCGACCTGGAGTCCGAGCTGGCCGAAATCGAGGACCAGCCGGTCCCGCCCAAGGCCCCCATCGAGCGCGAAGCCCTGCTCAAGATCGCCCGCCTCTTCGGCCAGCGGGTTGACGAGAAGCAGCCCATGACCGCAGGCGAGGCCAAGGGCATCCTCAGCGCGGTCGAGAAGTCCAAGCACCAGCGCAACGAGTACAAGAAGGCCGTCGACCGCTACGAGGCCGGCATCGGCGGCCTGCGCGACCTGCTCGCCCCGATCGATTCCGGCATCGACCGGATCACCCCGGCCGCCGCCATTAGCCGTCTGCGCGAGCAACTCCTGTCTCCCCGGCGGTACGCGTGAACGTCTCGTTCCAGGCCCCGCTTGCCGGTCAGCTCTATGGCCGCGTCGACTTCAACCACAACACCGGCGAGGAGTACAGCCGCCCCACCACCGAAGGCGTCACCCTCGATGACGCCAACGTGATGACCTCCAAGGTGGCGCTCGACCCGGCGGTCGAGGCCGCTGTCGGCCCACTGCACAAGCCCGTGCTCGACATCGACCTGCCGGTCCAGGTAATCCCCTCCAGCACCGAGGGGCACAACCACCTAATCATCGACAAGCCGATGACCTGGGAGAAGTATCAGCGGCTGCTCGATGCCCTGGCCGATTGCGGCGTGATCGAGTCCGGCTACCGCAACGCCAGCATCGCCCGCGGCTACACCGCCGTCCGGCTTCCGTGGGTGAAGAAGAAGCACCAACCCGAGCCTGTCCCGATGACCCCCGACACCGTCGATACCGACCCGGAGTCCTTCTAGTGACCATCGAGTTCCGTACGCACTCCACCGTGGAGCTGGACAACCACATGTCCGACGACCTCGACGTGATTAGGGCCGCCCGCGTCAGCACGCAAGGCGTCAACCTGATCGACGAGGCGCGCCGTCAGGGTATCGCCGCAACCGACCCGGACCGCTTCATCAGCTTCCTGATGCGCGATCGGCACGGCACGCCATTCGAGCACTGCACGTTGCGGTTCTTCATTGAGACGCCGATCTTTGTCATCCGCGAGTGGCGTACACACCGGATCTCCTCGTTCAACGAGGAAAGCGCCCGCTACAAGGTGCTCGCACCCCGGTTCTACGTGCCGCCGCGTGCGCGCCCCACCATGCAGATCGGCAAGGCAACGAGCTACGAGCTGGTTGACGGCGGCGACGAACTGCACGAGGTCGTCGCCAGCACGATCATGCAAAATTCGACGGAATCGTATCGCCGGTACGAGGCACTCCTGGCCTCCGGGGCTGCCCGCGAAGTTGCTCGGCAGGTTCTCCCAGTCAACGTGTTCACGTCGTTTTTCTGGACGATCAACGCTCGGTCGCTGCTCAACTTCCTGAGCCTTCGATCCACGGCGACCGCCGAGCGATACTTCCCGACGCACCCGCTGTGGGAAATCGATCGGGCCGCCCAGCAGGTCGAGGAATACTTCGCCGACCTCATGCCTGTCACGTGGCGCGCGTTCAACAAGCACGGGCGCGTTGCGCCGTGAGTGTTTACTCGACACCTGGCCGCATGCTGGTTCCGATATTCCGGCTCAACATCACGGTCGAGGGCCGCGCCCTCAAGCCCCGCTACTACGAGGGTGAGCGGGCCCTCAAGCTCGCGCTGGCCTGGTTCCGCAACAACGTCGACCCCGGCCGCATCGACTCCCTCCGCATCCACCTCATCGCAGCCGCTCCCATCGACGTGACGGAGACCTACCAGTGACCGATATCGAAATCGCCGTCATCGACCAGCCGGTAAACGGCAAGACCGAAGCCGCCCTCGTCGGCTACGTCGAGCCGGCCCACCCCGACGACATCCTCGTTGTCGCCTGGATCAGGGAAGCCACCGACTTCCCGCAGTTCCGCGACAACCAGGTCTACAGCACGAACGCGGCCGAGAGGCTGCTCGGTCGGCGGTTCCGCCACGTATACGTCACCCCGAACGCATTCACCACGGACACCAAGCACAGCGAACGGTTCTGGGCGGAGCTGGAGCGGGTCGTTCGCCAGCGAGGCGGCCGGTTCTACCACATCGAGCAGTACGACACGATCACCTACGCCGAACACGAACTCGCCCGCCAGGAGGCAGAGATCCTCGACCAGGCCGAGGCTGCCGGCATCACTCAGGCGGCCAGCCTGTGAGCAAACCCAGCAGCCCTGAGTACGACGAGAACGGCGCACCGGTCTCCGCGGTCGACTGGCTCGGCAACCGGTTTCGGGTCGGCGAGCGGGTCATCTACTGCATCGGGGCAGGCCGGGGACAGCAGATGGCCGTCGGCGAGGTCAAGCAGATCAAGGTCGAGCAGAGGATAGGACGTCGCGCCCGCGAGGCCGAGCCCGGCGAGGATGCCGACTTCATCGCGGACTGGCTGACCCCGCCCCGGCCGATGGTTCGCTACGAGGAGCCGTACGAGGTCATCACCGTTCAGGTGCTCACCGAGCGCGCCAGCGGGTGGTCCGGAAGCAAGCGCTCCAAGCCCGCCTGGGTGAATCCCATGAACATCACTGCACTGCCCCTGTTCCTGGCGGAAATCGAGAGCGTCGGCTGAACGGGCCCTAGCCTGAGGGCGTGCTCCTGATCGAGATCGAGGCGGTGCGGGTCTTCGAGCTTGCTGGCTTCCAGCTCATCTGGCTGGATCTGCAGGTAGAGGACCCGCCCCTCGTCAGCGACCCTCCCGAGCGGGAGCCCGTCACCATAGACGAGTATCCAGTGAAGCGGCGCTCTTAGCCCGCTCGATGTTCTCCCTCTGCAGGACGCCCCACGCATGCGGCGGCAACGGCTCGCCGTCGAGCAGCCCGAGGGCCCGGCGCTCCTCCTCCTGCTCACGCAGGAGTTGCAGGAGCTTGCCGATGTACCGGCCCTCATTGCCCTGAGTCAGGGCTTGCGCCTTCTCGGCCACCCATCGCGCGGTTGCCGGATCGAGCGGGATCTCAACCGCATACAGGTCATCCACCTGGCCAGGGTACGCCGCCCCGCCATCAGGCTTTCGGCTCGAACACTCGTTGCCACTCGGGCGTGAACTCAGTTTCAAGGTGCTCGGGTTTCCAGATCGGCTCGCCGGCCCGTGGCCGCCCCCGTCCGCGCTGAATGAGCCGAATGAACTGGAACGCATCGCTGAGGATGCCACGCTGCTCGCCCAAGTCCAGGGCGCCGAACTCCTCGTAAGCCGCCTCGATGTCGATGGTCTTCACCGGCCCGAAGCTGCCCGCCCTGGCGATCTCCATCTGAATGCCAGCCAGTTCGTGACGCAGCTCTGCGGTACCCGCATGCAACTGCTGGCGAGTGATCTTGCCAGTCACCTCTTCCACGATTAGCTCGTTGAGCCGCTTGTCAATCGCTCGCTCGCGCGCCTCCAGCGGACTCACGTCAACCCCAGTCGGCATCGGATGGAACGACACCCGATTCGTTCGCTTCATCTGCTCTACTAGCCGGCGCAGAACCAGGCCCTCCGCATAGTCGAGCGGGAGGGACGTGTGGCCCCGGCCTTCCTCCGGTTTCCACTTGTTGCCCTTGCAGGTGTAGAGCGGCTCATCGTTTCGCTTGGTCGCCTGTACCGGGCCGCCGCACACGCCGCATTCCGCGATGCCCGAAAGCAGGTTGGCCAGCTTGCCCTTGAGGGACTCGGGCCGCTGCCGGTCCGCGAGAAGCTTGTCAACCTTGAGGAAGGTCGCCTCGTCGATGATCGGCTTCCACGAACCCTTGCCCATGATCTCCCCGTAGAGGGTGATCATGCCCATGTTGCGCGGGTTGCGTAGTAGGAGCCTCACTGCGACGTTGCCCCACAGGCCGGTAGGGTTATAGGCGCGCTGACGAGGTGCCCGTGGCCGGGCCTCCTCCTCGCTGGGTGCGCTCGTGCGGAATCCCTTCTCGTTCCAGTCCGCGGCGATGGCCGTGAGCGCCTTGCCCTTGACTAAGTCGTAGTACGCCTGCTTGATCGCGGCAGCCTCGTCGGGAACGTGCGTGCCATCCTTGTTAAATCCGAACGGGCGGCGAATCCAGTTGGGCTTACCCCGGGCGACCCGCTGATCGCTGGCCAGAATCTGTCGCTCGGCTTTCCGTTCACCCTCGGCGGTCGCAACGGCGGCCAGGATGCGGGCCACCATGCGGCCCACGTCGGTCGTGAGGTCGATGTCGCCGGTCGCGGTGGCCAGACCGATGCCCTTGTCAATGGCAAGCTCGATCAGTGCTTCGAGGTCGCGCATGTCGCGGGTTACTCGGTCGAGGTGCCAGGCAACCACCAGATCGGCTTCGCCGGCCTCGATCGCCGTGACCACCTGCGACCAGCCGGCCCGGTCGGCGAGCCGCCAATCGGTGGCCGAGACCGTGTCCTCGACGACGGCGACTACCTCCCAGCCGCGAGCCAGGCAGAGTGCCCGACATGCTTGCTCCTGCCGTTCGAGGCCAGCGCCCTCGCCGGTCTTGTCGAGGCTCATCCGCAGGTAGATGATCACGCGAGGGATGGCCGCCTGCATGCCCGGCTGGCCGATGCGCATCGCCCGAAGCCGAGCCTTGGACTTAATCTGCGGCGGCGTCATCGCTGACCGATAAGGAGGGGAGTTGTCATGAGTCGAGTCTACGTTTAGAGTGGGCTACGAACAAGTAAGAACACCCTCTGTACCAGAAGTTCCAGGCCTCGGCCCCGGCCGTCGGATCCCGCGTCACCACGCCCGAGGGCGACGGCCGGGTGGTGGCCCACAGCGTCCCCAAGGACGCGGTCGTGGTCCGCATGGACGCCGACGGCTCCCGCTGCTCCTGCAGCCGCGCCTCGGTCTGCGCTCCCCGCCAGGCCCACGACGCCCACTACAACGCCGAGTAGGAGAAGTTCCTGCCGGCGAGGGTGAGTGGGCAGCTCCGCCCGGCGGGCGCGGCACCGGGCGTGGATGGGCAGAGGCTCGCGTGGAACCGGCGGGACGGGCCGGATTCGGCGGGGGCGGTGTTCGCGCGTACCCCTTGATGGGTTTTCAGTTGATCCTGATCGGAGGCTCGATGCGGTGCGCGGTCAACGGTGTGGCCGGGCGCAGCCAGGACTCGTGCGGATCGCCGTCAGGGTCGGCCACCCACTCGTGACAGATCCGGTCGACGCCGATCGGGTGGATGGTGAGTGAGCCGTCGAGCGTGATGTGCATGCGCAGGAAGCTTTTGGCGTCCTCGATGCCCTGGCCGGCGAAGAGCTCGTTGAGATTGACGTTGAAACGGGCGGCGATCAGCAGGTAGAGCGCCACCACCTGACTGGACAGGATCGCGATCAGCGGGCCGTAGACGAAGGCGGCCACCGCCAGTGGGCCCGGCCATGGCCAGTCGCGGAACGGGAGCTGCAACCACACCCACGTGCCGCCGATCGCCAGGGCGATCTGGGTCAGACCGTGTGCCACCCCGAGGACCCAGTGCCGGGCATGGCCGTCCGGTTTCGCGAAGGCGATGGTTCCGGCCATGATCAGTACGAGCATGAGCACCAGCGGGATGCTGAACAGCCGCTGGATGTTGCCGCCCTGACTGGCCGCGCCCGCCATGGCCAGCATGGTCAGCGTGTGGATGACGCCGAGCAGGTTGGCGAAATTGGCGTTGCGCCACGGGATCCGGTGGAAGACGCCCCAGCCCATCCGCCGTGAGGTCGGCGCGTCCGGGAAGGTGCCGCGCAGGTCGTACCGGAGGCTGCGGCTCCGGCTGCGGGTCAACGTCTCCTTCGGCGGCACCATGATGTGGTCCGGCAGGTTCTGGGTGCCCAGCGTGTACGCCCCACCGCCCCCGCAGGTGATCAGCTCCCGGTCCTCCCCGGAGAAGCGCGCGTAGTGGTGCAGGTCCCCGGACACCAGCACCCGCACCTGGGCCTGTGTCGGCGCCACGATGGTCCGGATGAAGTAGTCGACGGCGTCGTACGCGTGCGGGTTGTCCTTCGCCTTCACCCACGTCGGCGACGGCGTCATGATGATGACCCGGTCGTCCGGGCCGACCTGCTCGGCGGCCTTCTCGAAGTACAGCAGCTGCGGGTCGTCGATGTACGCCCCGAACTGCTCGTCCACCGCGAACAGCCACCAGTCGGCGGGCAGCTTCACCGCGAAGTACGACCGGCGCTGCTCGGTACGCCAGCCGCCGATGTGCCCGTCCTTACGCCGGGCGAACAGGCGCAGGAAGGCGGTGAGCCCGTCGTACCAGTCGTGGTTGCCGGGCAGCGCGAACAGGGTCGGCCGCGGCGCACCGGCCGGCGCCTCCGGAAGAGCCGCACGGTACGGGCCCTTCATCCGGTTCTCGTAGCCGTCGCCGCTGGCCAGCGGGTACACCTGGTCGCCGCCCATCAGCAGCAGCCGGCCGCGGGGCAGCCGCTCGCCGTCGACCTCCAGCTCCTCCTGCGACAACAGGTACGCCACCGAGTACGTCGCGTCGAACCCGTCCCCCAGGTCGGCCACGTAGTCCAGCCACAGCTCGCCGGTCGCCGTGGTGGAGTGGTCGAAGACGTCGCCGTCCAGCGCGTTCTGGAGTTCACGCTTGTCCAGGTACGCCCCGAAGAACAGGTGCAGCACCGCCCGCAACCCGGTGCTGAGCAGGAGCAACGGCGCCAGCCAGCCGATCGGCCCTTTCCGGGTGAAGCCGAGCTCCTGTGGGTCGAGGCTGCGTGGCCGGTTCGGCACATTCGTCTCGGGCCGGGCAGGATGCTGTCGGGGAACGATGGCCACCGAACGATCCTCCCCCGATGAGCGGGTGTCCGTCTATGCAGTAGGATGACTAACCGTTGCCGCCTTAGCTCAGTCGGCTAGAGCGACGCACTCGTAATGCGTAGGTCGTCGGTTCGATTCCGACAGGCGGCTCAGGGTACCGAGAGGGCCCGCTACCAGGGTGTTTGCCCAGGTAGCGGGCCCTCTCGTTTTCGTTCCGGCAAGATCAAGGGTGTAGGTCAGGGTGTACTACCTCCCGGAACAGTGCCCCGCCGATGCGCTCCGTAGCCGCGCGGGCCATCTCGCTGGCCACGTGCACATACCGCCGGGCCGTCCGAAGGTCGGAGTGCCCGAGCACCTCCTGCACCACCTGGAGGGGCACACCGAGCGCGGCCATCATCGTTCCCGCCGTGTGCCGGGCGTCGTGAAGCCGGCTCTCCGGCACGCCGGCCGCCGACAGGAGCGCCTTCCACTCCCGGTGGTCCGGTCCGGGATCGATCGGCTGTCCGTCGAGACGCGCGAACACGAACCCGTGGTCCTGCCACGCGTCGTCGGCCAGGATCCGCTCGATGCCCTGCTCCGTCTGATGCCGCCGCAGTTGCTCGATCAGCTGGTCCGGGATCGGCACGGTCCGCTTGCTCTTGCCCTTCGGGCTCTTGAGCACCAGCCCGGTGCGGCGGTCGCTGTCCGGCGGCTTCGACAGGTCGAGCACCGTCGACTCCGCGGACCGCAGCGTCATGGACCGCTGTGGGCAGTTCCCGCCCCGCCGCCGGCCGCACGCCCCGTCGCAACCGTGGTCGAAAGCTCTGCGTCGCAACTGCCAGAACACGCGGATCTCACCGCGGTCCAGGTCGACATGGGACCAGCGCAACCCGAGCGCCTCACCCTGACGCAGGCCCAACGCCAGGGCCAGCGACCACCGGGTGGCGTTACGCCGACCGGCTGCGGCGTCGAGCACCGCGACAGCGTCCTCCCGCGTCAGGGCGGCCTGTTCGATCTGCTCCGTCGTGGGCGCGTCGATGAGCTTCGCGACGTTACGGGTCACCAGGCGCCGTCGCAGGGCCACCTCGAGGGCGCGCGACAGGATGCGGTGCACCTTGAGCTGAGTGGAGTCGGCCCGGCCGGCCCGCTGCATGCCGAGGTAGACCTCCTCGAGCTGGTGCGGCTGGAGCCGGTCGAGCCGGGTCGAGCCGATCACCGGCAGCACCCAATGGTCGATCTTCGACCGGTAGTCCTTGACGGTCCCCGGGTCGCACCGCCGCGGGGCGACCGTAGTGAGGTAGGTGTCGAGCCACTGGGCGACACTGTCCGGCCGGCCCGGCTTGACGACGGCGCCGCCGCGGACCTGGTCGAGTAGCTCGTCGATGCGGTCCTCGACCAAGGTCTTGGTCTCGCGCTTGATGTGCCGCTGGTCGGGGCGGCCGTTGGGCTTGGTGCCGACGGTGATCCAGGCGTGCCAGAGCCCATCGGCGCCTTTCCTGATAGTCGGGTACCGATTGCGGGGCATCGCTGCTCCTAGCCTGCGTTGCGCGTCCTCTGCTCTGCTCGCTCATCGGCGGCAACACGGCCGGCGAGCATTTGCAGGGACTTGCGGATGAAGTCCTTCTCGACTTCGGGAGTGGTCGGGTCTGCGAGCCGGCGCATGATGATCTGGACGTCGCGGGGGAGCGGCGGTCCGGGCGTGGGCGTGGGGGCGGCGTCCGTCATGCCGAGCGCGGCCATCGCGTCATCGATGCTGGCCCCGACGGCCGTGCAGAAGCGACGGACCCGCTCGAGCTGGGGGAGGTCACGGCCTTCACCGCGGCGCCACCGGTGGAAGGTAGACGACCCGACCCCACTGATCTCGGAGATCTTCGTATCCGTCATGCCGTTGGCGCGCGCCTGCTCGAGGGCGCGGGTGACGAACGCGGCGAAGCGTACGCGAGCGACGGCGGGGTCTAGGGGCATGGCCACGCTGCCACGGTAAGTCCCATTTCCGGGACGATTGTCCCGCGGATGGGAACGGTCCCGTGCGCGAAACCGGCGCGGCGGCCGCTGGGTGCCCGGTCTCTGGCGTATTGATCGCCTGATTGCACTGCGTTGCATGGTTTACACGGTAGTCATGGCGGCCCATGGTCGAATCAGCCGAAAGTATGAGTGGTGCCATGCATGGGACCGCGCTAGGTTAGTCCCATGCATGACGCTGCAACGCCGATCAATCCCGAGCGCGACGGTGGGCTCGTGGGTAACAGGCAGCTGGCTTACACCGTCCCCAACGCCGCCCGAGCCTTGGACATCAGTGACCGCCAGGCGTGGAAGCTGGTCCACGAGGGCGTCATCAAGTCCATCAAGATCGGCCGCTCCCGCAGGGTCACCCGCCAGGCGCTCGAGGAGTACATCGAGGGCCTGCGGAGCGCGGCATGAGCGACCTCGCCCCCATCGAACTGACCGCCGACGAGGCGCGCGAGCTGACCGCCGAGATCCGCCGGGACCTGGACGGCCTTCTTCCGAAGGTTAAGCGGGCATTCGAGGGCCGTGCGGACCGGGCGTTGGGCTACGCGTCGTGGCAGGCGTACTGCGCGGCCGAGCTCGGCGACGTCCGGGTGCCGCTCGGCGACCGACCGACCGCCGTGGCCGAGCTGCGCGGTGCCGGGATGTCGACCCGGGCCATCGGTTCGGCGCTCGGCATCGGCCAGACCCAGGTGATGCGGGACCTCGAACGTCTGAACACAAAGGGTTCAGACGGTCAGCCCGAGCGGATCGTCTCCCTTGATGGCCGCGCCCGCCCCGCCGCCCGCCCCGCCGCCGAGGAGCGCGCCGACCCCGCCCCGGCCATCGCCGCCGAGGTCCTGCGGGTCCTCGCCGAGGTCGGCCCGAACGGTGCCTCGGTCGCGCAGATCTCCGACCGCGGCAGCGACTGGCCGTTGGGCATCGTCATCGCCCAGATCGAGGCCGCGGTCCGCGAGCTGGCCAACGGCGGACAGGTCGAGCCTGCCGGTCGTGGGATGAACGGCAACCGCGTGGTGGACCTGTGGGCGCTCGCCGAGCAGCCCCCCGAAGACCTCCCGGTGCCCGCACCGGGAGAGGGCCGGTCGGCCGGCCTCCCGTCGCCCGATGCCCCGGGCGACGCAAGCGACGCGTCTGTGGTGGGCGCTGTCGCGGCCGACAAGCTTCCCGCCGGGCGCGCCTGCGAGGCGTGCGGCGGCGGGGTTCCCTTCGCCTCGGCCGCGTCCGGCTATCGCCGGTGCGGCGACTGCGATCCGGCCGGCGAGCACTGGGCCGACGGTGACGGCGGCCTGTGCCTGGGCTGCAACCCGCCCACCGACGAGCCCGCGCCGGAGCCCGAGCCGGCCAGGCCGCCGCTGCTGTCGCCGGAGGAGGTGCAGCGGATCCAGGCCGAGGCCGAGCGGGGCCGTGCGATCGCCCACGCGCGCCGAGTCGCCGAGCGGCTCCAGACCGAGGTGTCCGGCTTCATCACCGACATCGAGGCCGCCGTGCTGTACGGCGAGACCGGCCTCTTCACCGAGGACATGGCGGCCTTCCTGCGGAAGCAGGCCGACCGCGTCGAGCACTACCTGGGGGAGCGGCAGTGAACGGAACGCAGGCATACCGGTTCGCGCTGGCGAACGCGCCGCGCAACGACGACGGGCAGGCCGTCGAGAAGTCGCTCGTCGACATCGTCGAGCGGGTGATCGATTTCGATCCGGCCGAGGAGCGTCGCAAGAAGGCGCAGCGGGTGGTGTCGGCGCGGAAGCGGCCGGGGCAGACGGCGCCGGCCGGGAAGGTGGCGCTGCCGGGCCTGGGTTTGTTCGAGTACGAGCCGGATCGGCTCGTCGCCGACGACCAGGGCAACGTGATCGAGAACTCGCGGGCACTGGCGCGGCACAAGCGGGCGGAGGCGCGCCGATCGGCGACGAACGCGGACCGGGCGCAGGAGCGCGCCGTTCAGGACCAGGTCGAGGCCGAGCTGATGGAGGCCTGGTCGGCGGCTCAGCAGAAGGCGGGCCGAGCTCCCGGTGAGCTGACGTTCGGTGTGTACCTGGCCGAGACCGGGCTGCTGGCGGATGACGCCGCGTGAGCCCGGGCCCGTCCGGGCCGGAGCCGTCGCGGCCGGTGACTCCGCGCCCGGTGCGTCCTCGCCGCCGCCCGTGGTGGTGGCCGAGGCCGAAGAAGTGACCGACGACCCGGACCTGGTCGATGCGTTCGGCCCGGTCTCCCGCTGGTGGGTCGGCGAGGTGCCCGGCCTCGGCCTGATGCGCCTGCCCCTGCCCTGACATAGATCGCGCCGCCCGGCAGCCACCGGACGGCGCGCGCACCGGACAGCAACTCCCTGCGAAGAAAGGACAGTCCAGTGACTCAGCCCATCATCCACGACCAGCAGGCTCGCCGCCGCGAACTGATCGCCGCGATCAACGCCGGGGTCGACTTCGGCCTGCCCGCGCCGTGCGACATCCGCCTCCACTCGAACCACATCGACCTCGACTCCGCCGCTGACCTGTGCGGCTGGGCCGATTGGTTCGGCTACACCCAGACCATCCCGGCGACCGAAGGCCAGCCGCACCCGGACCTCGCCGACCCGGCCAAGTCTGATGAGTGGCTGACCAACATCTACTTCAACTGGCGCGGGACCATGCTGCACCTTGGCGCCCGCGACCCGATCACCGACGAGCAGCGCCAGCACTGGATCGACTCCGGTGCGGCGGCCCGGTTCGCCGAGCCCGAGCAGGCTCCCCCGGCCGTCGCCGAGCCGGCGTCCCCCGCCCCGGTCGGTGACCTGTCGTGGCGGGAGCGGGTCGAGGCGCATCCGCCGGCGGCTAAGCACTCGAAGGAGTGCGACGGCCAGGACGCCGACCGCCCGTGCCGCATGGACTGCCCGGCCCGGATCGCCGCCGAGGCCCGGCGATGAGGCCGCGCGCGACCGGGACCGAGGTGTCCCGCAAAGCCGCGATCCGCATCCGTATCCGCCGTCTCGACCTCGGCCTGACCATGAAGCAGCTGACGCAGCGCCTGGCCGACATCGGCTGCCCGCTCCCGGAGTCCGGCGTCTGGAAGGTCGAGTCGGGCTATCGGGCGAACATCACCGTCGACGAGGCGGTCGCGTTCGCCCGGGTCCTGAGGATGCCGGTCGAGAGGCTGCTTGGTCCCGGCCCGGCATGCCTGGTGTGCGAGGACCGGCCGGCGTCCGGGGCGGCGTGCCTGAACTGCGGCGCGGACGGTGGTCGCTGATGGCCATCCACCGCGGTGAGGCCGCCCGCCCGGAGCCGGTCGTGCATGTCGCTGAGAAGTTCGGCCCGACCGCGTGCGGCCTGGCCCCGGCGGCGATCCCGTTCATGGACAACACCACCGGCGTCGGCCGTAACGCGACCTGCCCGGCCTGCCGGGACGCGCTGTCGCGCGACGTGGTGAGCGGGTACCGGCGGTGAGCGCGCCGTGCGCGTGGGCGCTGCTCATGGACGGCCTGGAGCGCCTGGACGACATCGCCCCGGCGGCGCTGCCGGAGATCTGCGCGGAGATCGCGACTCATCGGGTGCGTTTCGACCGCCCGGACCTGGGCGTTTGGTTCCTGGCCGTCGCCGAGGTGTGCGCGTCCCACGCGGAGTCGGCGGCGCGTCTCGGCGGGCTGGGGCTCGGCGAGATTCCCCGGCACGCGACCGCTTCCCCCTGACCTAACCCGGCCGGACCCGTCGTTAGCGGGCCCGGCGCCGGCCCGGGGCGCTGTCCCGCCAGGCAGCACCCCGGGCCCCGAACTTCGCACCTCTTCCCACCTGCTTCGCACCTACTTCGCAGGAGACGCAGATGACCATCACCATTCACAACCGCGACGGGAGCCTCGTCGACATCGGGGACACCCTCGGCATCCTGCTCTCGTCCGGGTCGGAGCCCCCGACCGTCCGCATCACCCCGTCGTTCCGCCGCCCGAACGCCACCGGTGAACAGCGGGTCGTCATCCCGCGCACGATCGGGGCCTTCGACTCCCCGCCCGACCAGGAGCCGCCGATCGACGCGTTGCAGCGCCGGTTCAACCGTTTCTACTCGAACCGGCCGGTCGCCGAGCCGGCCGGCCGTCACCGCAGCGCCGACCAGCCTGGCCCGGTCGCCCGCCTGCGCGCCCTGTTCGGGGGGTGGGTCTCGTGGTGACCGACATCGACCGCGGCCCGGCCGACGTCTACGAGATCACCTGGATGTCCGGGCACATCGAGACCATCCAGGCGCACCAGCTGTCCTGGCCGCGCCGTGGCGAGTTCATGATGCGGGACCTGTTCGGTCAGGCGGGCGGCGACAAGGGCCCGGACCGCATCCAGATGCACGCCGAGATCGACGGTCGTTGGAAGCTGACGCTGTCCGCCCGCGAGGAGGACATTCGCACGATCCGGCTCGTCACCGAGCCCGAGCAGGTGCCCGGCGCGACCGAGGGCGGTGTCCGATGACCGCCCCCGTCTACCGCGACTTCCTCCACACCCCGATGCCGCACCGCCTGGACCGCCGCTGGGCGTGGCAGGTCGGAGACGGCCCGCTGCACGTCCTCGGCGAGGGTCTGACCTGGACCCGGTGGGGTGCGATGCGTGCCCGGGACCGGTTCGCCGCGACCTGCCGCACCCCGCAGCAGGCACTCCTCGAGGACCTGGCGGCCGTGTGCGAGCAGCTGCACCGGGCCGGCATCGACGTGTCGGCGGAGGTCGACGAGCGGGGCCGGGTGTGCGTGCACCCGCTGTGCCCGTGCAGCGATGTGGACCACCGGCGGGTGCTGCTGGCGTTCTGCCGCGTCGTCGGCCCGGTCCGCTGGGAGGTGAACGCATGATGGCTCAGGCTCCCGACTGGAAGATCGAACAGCCCCCCGCCGCCGAGATGATGTTCCCCGTCCGGTGCATGCACTGCCGGGGCGTCTACAGCCTGACGCACGTCAAGGTCACCGCCCGCTACGCCGACTGCTCGGTGTGGACGTCGCCGTGCTGCGGGTTCCCGGGCATCGACGACCGGCCGTGGGTCCGGGACCGGCACTACCGGGAGATCAGCAAGCAGGAAGCCGCCGACGGGCACGACTTCTACGACGTGTTCGGCATCCGCCGTCGAGGCGGTGGTCGCCGTGCCTGAGCCGACCGACCTGCCCGCCGCCCGCCGAGCCGACCGCGACCGCGAGCTGAACAACCTCGTCGACTGGCTGCTCGCCCAGGCTGCCGACCGCGACGGCCTCGACGTGCTGGAGGCGAGCGTCGACCTCGCCGAGTGGATGGCCGGGCGGCTGGGGTCGAGGGAACTCGCCGAGGCCGTCGCCGCGCTCGCCATCCGCCTGCACCGTTCCGCCTCGGAGGTGGTCCTGTGAAGACGTTTCCGAACTGGCGCGCGGTGGGCCGCGCGATGCGGTGGGCCCGGCAGCAGAAGAGCGTCACCGCGCCGCGATTTGTGCTCGACAACGTGCGCGATTCCACTGCTCTGGAGCTGGCCTGGAAACTCGCCGATGGCCGTGAGGTCGAGGTGTGGCGGTGGCGTAGCGGCAACGGCGGCATCGACCTCACCGTGAAGCACAAGCCGGTTCACGGTAAGCCGGAGCTGTACGCCGGGATGGACGGCATCCGCGACGCCGCCGAGGTGCTCCGTGTCCTCGCCGCCCTGGACCTGATCCCCGCCGACATCGCCTACGCCGCCGACGAGCGGTACGGCCGGTGCGTGCGGTGTGGGCTGCTCGCCCGGTGGTGGCCGGCCGAGGCCGAGGCCGGGGAGCGGTGGGTGCACGTCACCCGGCTCCGGTTCGACCTCAACCCGCACCCGGCGGAGGTGGCCGGGTGACCCCCGTCGAGCTGCTGCCGCCCGGCACCGGAAACCACGACGAGCAGTGGCATCAGCTGCGCCGTGAGGGCGTGACCGCGTCGGAGATCGCCGTCGTCATGGGGATCAGCCCGTACGACAGCCCGTTCAGCCTGTTCTGGGCGAAGGTCAACGACTGGCGGTGGGACGGCAACGACCTCACCTCGGCGGGAAGCCACCTCGAGGACGCCATCGCCGACTGGTGGATGGCCGCGTGCGACCCGCTGGAGAACCTGATCAAGCGGTCGGCCGGGCTCTACGCCCACCCGGATCGGCCGTGGCAGCTCGCCACCCCGGACGGGCTGCTGCTCACGCCCTGCGCGGACTGCGAGGGCACCGGGCTCTACCCGAGCGGCCGGTTCACCTACTACTGCCCGGACTGCAACGGCAAGGGCGGCTCGCTGGTCGCCCTGCTGGAGTGCAAGTGGGTGGCTCACAGCTGGGACGGCTGGGGCGAGCCCGGCACCGACGAGATCCCCGTCTACTACCGCGCCCAGGTGCTGTGGCAGGCCGACGTCCTCGGCGTCTCCACCGTCTACATCGCCGCCCTCGGCCCGACCGGATTCCGGTCGTACGTCGTGCACATCAACGAGGCGGCACAGGCCGACCTGGAGGTGATGCGGGCCGCCGGCTTCGACTTCTTCCAGCGCCTGGAAGGCGGCGACGCCCCGGACCTGGGCGGCCACGACGCCACGATCAGCGCTCTCCAGCGGCTCCATCCGACGCTCGGCGACGGCGAGGTGCAGGTGTCGGTCGAGCTGGCCGAGCGGTACCGGCAGGCCCGCGCCGACCGGGACGAGGCGAAGGCCCGGGTCGCGGCGTGCGAGGCGGAGATCCGGGCGGCGCTCGGCTCCGACTTCAACCGGGCCATGTGCGGCAAGAAGCTCGTCGCCTCCCGCTCCGTCTTCGAGCGGCGCAGCGACGACGAGCACGAACTGATGGCCATCGACGACGCGTGGCCGACCACCGACCGACTCAACCCCGGAAGGGCGGACTCCTATGCCTGAGATCCCGGAGTACCTACGGCTCACCGGCGACGAGGACGGTGACGTCTCTCTCGACTGCCACCACTCGGGCTGCGACACATACGAGCACGGCTCGATCGCCTACTACGGCTGGAACGTCATCCGCCGCGACAAGCCGTACTTCGAGCCCACCCGGCTCGCCGAGTTCATCGACTTCATCAACCAGCACGCCGCATCCCACGGGGAGAGCTTCTGATGCCCGAGACCGTCACCAGCGCCGTCGCCCAGCGGGACACCTCGCCGACCACGCTGGTCGCCGGCTACCGCGACGACTTCGCCGCGGTCCTGCCCTCGCACCTGCCGCCCGCGACCTTCGTCCGCCTCGCCCAGGGTGTGCTACGCCGTGATCAGAACCTGATGCGGGCGGCCATGAACAACGCCGGGTCGCTGATGACGGCGATGCTCGACTGCGCCCGCCTCGGCCACGAGCCCGGCACCCCCGCTTACTACTTCGTCCCGATCAAGGGCGCCGTGGAGGGCTGGGAAGGCTACCGGGGCGTCATCGAGCGCATCTACCGGGCCGGGGCCGTGCAGTCGGTGCGCGCGGAGGTCGTTCGCAAGAACGACTTCTACGAGTACGAGGAGGGCATGCCGCACCCGATCCACCGATTCGAGCGGTTCGCGTCGGCGGAGGAACGCGGCGAGCTGGTCGGCGTGTGGGCGTACGCGGTGATGCTCGACGGCGGCATGTCCCGCCCGGTCGAGATGGGTCGCGAGGAGGTTCTCGCCCACCGCGACATGAACCCGTCCAACAGCCGCTCCGACTCCCCGTGGAAGAAGTGGGAGCGGTCGATGTGGCTCAAGTGCGCGGTGCACGAGCTGGAGAAATGGGTGCCGTCCAGCACCGAGTATCGGCGCGAGATCGCCCGGATGGCCGCCCCGCAGCAGTCCGCAGTCATGCCGGTGACGTACGCGCCGCCGGCCACCGTCGCCCCGTCGCGGCAGGACGCCATCGAGGGCGAGGTGGCCGAGGACTGGCCCGCCCCCGCCGAGGTCCCGGGCGGTGCCGAGTGAGCGCCTCCAAGCGCAAGGGCACGGCCGCCGAGCGGGGCCTGGTCGACTACCTGCGCACCGCGGGCTTCCCGCACGCCGAGCGTCGCCTCGCCGGATCCGCCCAGGACCGCGGCGACCTGGCGGGCATCCCCGGCGTGGTCGTCGAGGTGAAGAACCACGCCAGCCTCAACCTGGCGGGCTGGGTCGACGAGGCCGTGCTGGAGCAGGCCAACGACGGCGCCGACTACGGGATCGTCGTGCACAAGCGGCGCGGCAAGGGCGATGCCGGCGAGTGGTATGCGACGTGCACGGTGGCGCAGATGGCCCGGCTGCTGCGGCAGGCCGGCTACGGCACCCCGCTGGACGGTGCGGCATGACCATCCGCGAAACCCTGCTCACCCGCATGACCAACACGATCGCCGACGAGCTGTCGCTCAACCCGACCGCCGAGGGTGTCCGGAGCGGGCTGGAGTCGGCGCTCGGCCAGGTCGCCCGCGACATCCTTGCCGTGCTCGCCGAGCTGCCCCGGCACTACCACTACTCCGACAGCAGCCGGGAGACGTGCACGGTCTGTGCGGCCGCGCGCCGTCTGGCTGTCATCTTCACCGACCAGGACGGAGCCTCCTGATGACCGACCGACAGCACAGCAAGCCCATTCGTCTCGCCTCCGTCGCGCTCTACGCCATGGTCGCGGGCAACATTCCCCGCGCCCAGAGCGCCTTCGAGCGCCTCGCCACCGAATGCCCCGACGGGATCATCGACGCCCTGATCGGCTGGTGCGACACCGTCCTCGCCCACATCAACGGCGGCACGTGGGACTTCTCGCCGATGCGGGTCATCCCGATGGCCGTGGAGACCGGCGAACTCGGTGGCGACCTGGAGGCCCCGAAGCAGTGGGCAATGGATCTGATCCAGGCACGCGGCAACGGCGACCAGGCGGCGTTCGAGGCGCTGCTGCGCAAGGTCGCCGAGGTCCCGGACGGCTGGGAGCGGGGCCGGTACGGCTCGGCCCTGCTGGAGATCTGCGCCATGTCGATCCGGACTCTGCCGAGCGGGCTGACCCGGCTCGGGAGGTCCTGATGTTCGACCGATTCCTCAACCGCTCCCAGCCGGCCGGCATCGACCCCAAGGCCGCCACGCCGAGCCCGCTCGCGGATCGGCTTGCCGAGATCGACACGAAGCTGGACGAGTACCGCGTCGAACGGCCGCGGACGCCGCTCACGCGGGCCGCGATGGACGCGCTGCTGGACCGGCGGCTCCGTCTGTGGCCCGGCGGCGAGGGGGGATCGTGATGGCCGAGCACGTTCCATACCTCCAGTTGATGGCCGACCAGCGCGAACAGATCCATGCCTGGCTCACCGATCACCGCATCAACTACACCCGAGTCCCCGTCTACGCCCAGTTTGCCTACGACTCGGCGACCCAGGAATGGCGGATCCCCATCTATTGGCACGACAGCAACGGCCGGATGCGCATCGACCTCGATGGCCATGGCCTGGAATTGGTGCGTCAGCACGTTGTGCGGCGTCGGGAGCTGCGCCCGCTGCCCTGGCCTGAGGTCGGTGCCGCATGACCCGCCGCTACCCCAACGGCACCTGGTGCGGCGGCATCGTGCCGCTGGTCGTGCTGCTGATGCCGTACGCGCTGGTCCGGTACGCCATCGACTGGTGCCGGGCCCGGCGGGAAGCCTCGGCCGGTTCCTGCATCAAGGTCGTCGGGATGGGTCCGTTCCCACTGCCGGGCGAGAAGGCGCGACGCCGCCGGGCGCTGGACGAGGCGCGTGAGCTGCTACGTCTTGCCGATTCGGACGGCGCGCCGTGAGCGGCCGGACGCCCGAGGGCTACGAGATCGCCGCCTGCCGCTCCTGTGACGCCCCGATCGTGTGGGCCACCAGCAGCGGCGGCAAGCCGATGCCCGTCGACGCCGAGCCGAGCGAGGGCGGCAACGTCGAGCTGTCGCTCCAGCCCGGCCTGTGGGTCGGCCCGGTCGCCACCGTCGTCTCCGGGCCGACGCTGTTCGGTGGCACCCGGCGCAAGGCCCACTTCACGACCTGCCCCGAGGTGAACGAGTGGAGGCAGCGGTGATCGCCCCGATGACGGCGGCCGCCGCCGACTGGATCTACCACGAGGTGCTCACCGACACCTACCGCGACAGCTGCACGATCGAAGGCAACCCGCGGACCATCGTCAACTGCCGCTGTCACGCCGGCCAGTGCGGGCACTGCGACGCCGGACGGCACCACCTGTGCCGGACCAAGCAGCAGCCGCACATCGTCTGCGAGACGTTCATCGTCAACCACCGCGGTGCCGCCCGCACCGAGGTGTGGCTGTCGGGCCGCCCGTGCCGGTGGGTGTGCCCGTGCGACTGCCCGCCGCCGGAGCCGGAAACGAACCCGGGGCTGTTCGATGCCGGCCCGGCCCGGGTGAAACGGCACGGGCAGCCGGAGACGCGTCGGCACCGGGAGCTGCACGGGCAGCTGGACCTGTTCGACCTGGCGGGAGGTGCCCGGTGACCGAGCCGATCGCCTTCACAACCACCCGATACCGGTGCCCGCACTGCCCTCGCACAGGGGCGGTCCGGGCCCGGGTCCGGGACCACATCGGCCGCTGCTGGACCAACCCGGCCGCGCGCGGCTGCAAGACCTGCACGCACTACCGGCCGCCGTGGGACGACACCTGCGACGCGCCGCAAGGCTGCGTGGGCTGCGCCAGTGGCGACGAGTCGTGCGCCGCGGGCGTCAGCCTGGCCGGGCGGCCGGAGTGCGAGCGGTGCCACGGCGCGAACCAGGTGTTCACCGGCGAGATCTTCCGGCCCCGGTTCGGTGTCGGCGGGCCCGTCTACGCCCAGTGCCCCGAATGCGGCGGCAACGGCCGGGCGGTCAAGGCCGGGCCGATCGTGCACTGCGACCTGTGGGCACTGGCCGAGCCGGACGAGGGCGAGCCGGGAGGTGCCCGGTGAGCCGCCCGAAGCCGCACGTGCACGTCGTCGACCCGTCCGTGCCGCCGGACCCGCTCGACCGGCGTGACCCGCCCGCCCGCGCCTGCCGTGACTGCGGCCGGATGAGTCGGCCCGGCGACGCCCACCACACCATGCCCGACCCGGTGCCCGACCCGCGGCCAGGCGACGGATAGCTGATACGGGAATGCGCCCCGGAATCACTCTAGGGCGCATTCCCGATACCCACAGGAATTGCACACAGGCTGTGGATAAAGAACGAGGCGAATAGTGATCGACACTACATCCGGAATGGGCACGGCGCGGGTCCGCGAGCGTCGTGAGCTGGGAGAATTGAGTCGGCCGGAACGGGTGCTGGTAACACCCAATTTCCGGCCTAAGGCAACACCGATTCGCCAAACCCGAACCGGAAGGAGCCCTGCGCCCATGATGCCATGGCTGCGCCCCCTAGGGCCGAAACACACCGTGTGCTCAATCACTGCGGTCGGTGCCCGATGAGCGCCGACGAAAGCCTGCTCAGCGCCGCGGCACGCATCCTCGCTCGCCACCACGACCCGGACTGGCGACCCTCCACCCCCGCCGAACTCGACGCATGGGGCCGCGGCTACGACGCCGCGGCGAGGGACCGTCACGCCCAGGACGCCAGCAACCAGGTCGGCACGCCACTCGACTGCGAATGGCCACCGGTCGCCATCCCCGGCGGTGGTGCGTGAACGAGACCGCCTACGACCGGGTGGTCCGGAAGCTGCGCGAACACGGCCGCAAAGTCATCGAAAAAAGTGGCGGACGCGCCGACGCCACCTGTCCCGCCCATGACGACCACAGCCCCAGCCTGTCCGTCACTGCCATCAACGGCCGCACGCTCGTCTGGTGCCACAACCCCGAATGCGACACCCGGGACGTGCTCGCCGAACTCGAACTCACCATGGCCGACCTGTACGACGAACGCTCGGCCACCTACCGCTACGACGATGGCCGCACCGTTCGCCGCTACTACGACGAGCGCGGCAAGAAGCGGTTCACGCAGACCGGCGCCACAGCCACCTCGACGCTGTATCACCGGGAGGCACTGGCCGCCGTCCAGCCCGGACGAACCGTCTTCCTCGTCGAGGGCGAGGCCGATGTCGACGCCATCGAATCGGCCGGCGGAGTGGCTACCACCGGGCCGCAGGGAGCCGACTCGTTCCACAAGGTCGACATCGAGCCGCTACGAGGGCACTGGGTCACCGTCATCGTCGACCGCGACGGCGCCGGAGACAAATGGGCCGCCCAGGTCGCCGAGAAGATCGACGGGATCGCCGCCAAGTACCGGTTCATGCGTGCCGCCGCGGGCAAGGACGCCAGCGACCACATCGCCGCCGGATACGGGCTGACCGACTTCGAACCGTACGCGCCGCCGCTGCCGGAGAAGCCCCGGCCGTTCGCGTTCCTCAAGGGCGGCTCGTTCGTCCTCGACGTGCCCGACGTGGCGCCCGCGGTGTGGGGCGACGGCAAGGAGGTCATCTGGGCGCAAGGCGAAGCGCTCATGCTGTGCGGCCCGTCCGGGGTCGGCAAGACCACCATCGCCGTTCAACTGCTGCGTGCCCGGGTCGGGTTGCAGACCAAGGTGCTCGGCTACTCAGTCGCCGAGACCAGCACCCGGGTGCTCTACCTGGTGATGGACCGGCCCGCACAGTTCCGGCGCGCGGCCGCCCGCGCGTTCACTGAGGAGGAACGCAAGCTGCTCGATGACCGCATGGTCGTCTGGAAGGGCCCACCACCGCAGGACGTCGCCGCCCGACCGGCCCTGCTGATCGAGATGTGCGAGGCAGCCGGGGCCGACACCCTGTTCATCGACAGCATCAAGGACGCGGCTGTCGGCATCGCCAAGGACGAGGTGGGTGCCGGATACAACCGTGCCCGGCAGAACGCGCTGTCCGAAGGCGTCGAGGTCATCGAGCTGCACCACATGCGCAAGGGCAGCTCGGACAACAAGACGCCCAACACCCTCGACGACATCTACGGATCCACCTGGCTGACCGCGGGGGCCGGATCGGTGGCACTGCTGTGGGGCGAGGCCGGCGACCCGATCGTCAAGTGGCGGCACCTGAAGCAGCCCGAGGTTGAGGTCGGCCCGTTCGACGTCGTCCACGACCACGAGCGGGGCGTCAGCGAGGTCGAGCAGCGCATCGACCTGATCGCCGCCGTCAGCCGCAGCGGAATCCGCGGACTGACCGCACTGGAGTACGCGGTGCTGCTGTTCGAGGTCGCCAAGCCGACCGCCGCCCAGAAGAAGCGGGCACAGCGGGCACTCGACCGCAAGGTCACCGAGGGCGTCCTGTCGTGCATCGAGGGATCGCCCGGCGGCGACCCGAGCCGCTACTACCTGCGCCAGGCGGCCGCCGCATGACTAGGCGCAAGACAAGTGGACGGCGGGGTGGACGCGTCCACTTCCGCGTCCACCTGGACGACAGGTGGACACAGGTGGACGCGGCATCCCAAAACCCCAGCTCAACAGGTGGACGGCTGGGTGGACGGGGGTGGACGCGCCAGGGGTGGACGTTCCCCTCCCCCTCTGTAGGAGGGGGGAACGCCACCGCCCGCCGTCCACCCCGACATCCGGCACTGCGGAAGGAGACCTGAATGCCACCCGAGAAACGAACGCCCACCCCGAGCTACTGCCGGTACCGGCACAAGTACATGGGCTGCACCGGGATCGCCGTCGACACCACCGCCGTGCTGCTGCTGTGCGAAGCCCACACCGAACTCGCCCGCGAATACGTCGCCGAACTCGACCAGAGCAGGAGCAAGCGATGACCGACCTCGCCGAGACGCTCACCACCGCCCGCCAACTGCTCGCCCCCGACATCCCGGCCGGCTACGTCGTTGTCATCGTCAAGGCCGCCGACTGCCACCCCGACCGGCCCGTCGGCGCCCGCGGACTCTGCCGCAGCTGCTACGAAACCGCCTGCCGCAACGGCACCGAACGCCAGCACAACCCTCAGCGCCAACACCGGCCAGTAGCTGAGTTCGCCGAAGAGTACGACTCCCTTGCGGACCAGGGCCTCACCACCAAGCAGATCGCCGAACGGCTCGGTGTAGGCCGGGAAGCCGTGTACCGGGCCCGACGCCGGGCCATCAGCATGGGTCTACTCGGCCCAGACGGGCGGATCGCATGACCGGCCGCCGTGAATTCAACGACCCCGGCTGGCCCGCCTTCGCCTACCAGCCCGACATCGCCTGCCGCGACGTCGACCCCGAAACGTTCTTCCCACGCCACGCCGGCGCCATGAACACCATCGAAATCGCCGCCGCCGTCCGCATCTGCCGGCAATGCCCACACATCACCGCCTGCCGCGACTGGGCCACCGAAACCCGGCAGCGCCACGGCGTGTGGGGCGGCACCACACCCGAACAGCGCGAGAAGGCCAAGCGGAAGAAGCCCGGACCGGCCGTGCACCTGGCCCGCTACGGCCAGGACCTCACCGACTGCTGCGGCTGGCCACCCGCCGAACTGCCCCACCGCGACGGGCACCGGCCGGCCGCCCGGCCCGACAAGGCGACATGCCCGGCCATCGTGCCCATCGCCACCGAGGAGGACGCGTGACCCTCCAGGGCCGCCCCGACTACCCGCCCAAGCCCTGCCCCCTCCCGCGACACGGCTGGAAGTGGATCCCCCGCGAAGACGGCGGCTGGGAGTGCAGCGACTGCCGATTCGACCCGCCGAAGGAGGCGTGATGAAGCGCCGCTACACCGACGCCGACAACGACCCGCACGGCACCCGGGAGCTGATCCGGTACTTCATCCAGGACCAGCCCGACACCCGCCGCCGCTACGGCCGCCGCCTGATCCGGGGCATCGCCGCCGGGTGCGACGAATGCCAGGACACCGACCGCCGCGACGCCCGCCTCAGCCGCATCCGCGCCGCCTACCGCCGGAGGACCCGATGACCTACCGCACCGGAAACCACTGGGGCGTCACCATCGTCCGCGAAGGCGAGCGCACACCCGAGGGGCACATCACCGGCGCTGCCGAGCTGGTCGCCGTCGTCGTCAACGGGGACCAGGCGCTCGCCGAACGGATCTGTGCGCTGCTCAACGGCGACGGCTGCACCCGCGTCGGCCTGCACGACTGCGCTGGAGCGTGGCGCAACCACGACCTTGCCGACGGCATGCCCGGCGGCACCGTTGGCGACTCGTGCACCTGCTCGGCCGAACCCGATCCCGACTGCCCCGTCCACCAGGGACGCCGGGCACGCGGACCCAAGCCGCCGAACCCGCCCGGCTGCATCTGCGACGGCTCCGGACGCACTTGCCCGCGACACGGGGCGGTGATCTGACCGTGACCACCGAAATCCGGACCGACGGCCACTTCGACCCCTGCATCGGCGGCGGCTCGTCACGCGACTGCGAGCGCGGGGAGTGCAACGCGCGGGCCATGTGCGCCGCTGCCGACCTCAGTGCCCGGCCTTCCCTGGTTGCCGGATACGACCGGGCGGTCGCCGTCCTCCAGGGCGTTGCCGCACGTACCGGCAGCGACGCCGCACGGTGGGCCGCCGACTACCTCGCCGCCGACCCCGACCGGTGGCGGCAGGCCGAACGCTGCTGGCACGGCGAGGAGTGCTCGGGAAGTGGCCCGGACTGCGAGCCGGAACGCACCTGTGGAGCACCCGAGCACCACAGGCCCACCCACAGCCGCATCAGTGACGGACGCGGGGAGGGGGCGTGAAGCGCTTCGGCAGCCGGAACCGGCTGCGCCGCCACCTGCGCGACGTGGCCGCCATCTGCCCCGCCCAGATGTGGCTGTCCAGCGGCTACGTGCTCAACCGCTGCGAACTCGACGCCGGACACGGCGGCAAGCACAAGGACGGCTGCATGCGATGGGGGAGCGAGTGAGCGACGACCTGTGTGTCATCTGCGGCGACCGACCAGCCCACGGGGCCTACGGGTGCACCGAGTGCCTGGCCCGCACCCGACGGCTGCTCGGCGAGGTAGGCGACATGGCCCAGGCGGCCCGGGACGTCGCCCAGCGGCAGGCCGTACGCGGCACCGGAGGCGGGACGGTCGGCAAGCCCGGATCGCAACTGCCCCTCGGCCTCGAAACCACCTCGCGGCTCGACGCGGTCCAGAACGCGCTCACCACCCTGGCGCGCGACATCGCCGAGACCCGTGGCGTAGAGATCCCCCGTCCGCCCGCTGTACGGCCCGCCAGCGGCCCGACATGCGCCCGCCCATGGTCGTGTAACCATGGATCATGTCGAGCGCTCAGGGAGCCGCTCAGGGCCTCGGATGAGATCGAGTGGGTGGCGCGGTGGCTCGTCGATCAGGTCGAGTGGAGCCGTCACCGGCCTGCTGTCGACGAGTTCGTGCGCGACGTCGAGGCGAGCCACCGGATCATCCGCAGCCTGGCGAGCGGGCCACGGGAGCGGATCTACCTCGGGACGTGCGGGGCGCCGTTCGTCCCGATCGCGCCGGAGGTCGCCGAGGAGCACGGCATCAACCCGGCGGTCGCGAGGCTGGGACTCGCGCCCTGCGTCGAGCCGCTCTACGGCCGCCTCGGCGCCGGCAAGGCCACCTGCCGGACGTGCGGGGCAGAACACAACCCCGACCAGCGCATCGCCGAGCGGACCGCCCTCGCCCACAGCTACCGGTACACGGCCGCCGAGATCGAGCAGGCATACCCCGGCGTCGTCCACCGCACCAACATCGGGAGGTGGCGCAAAGCCGGACTACTCACGGTTCACGGGGAGCACGAAGGCAACCCGCTGTACGCGCTCGACGAAGTGCTGGCCCTGGTGGCCATGAAGGAGCAGGAGCAGGCTCGCCAACACGTGTGACACCCGCTTGCAGTGCGGCGGATCAAGGTGTCACAATCACGCTCTGGGACAGGTGCGCCTACAGGGCCGCTGACCAGGCACAGACCACGATCAGGCCCCCGTCGCTAGCGGGGGCCTTCGTCGTATCCAGACTCCGGTGCGGACCGGACGGCGGGGAAACCGGGGCGCACAGCAACTGGGCTGGTGAGCTGTGCGCCCCACACCACAGGAGGCCAACGTGGTGGACCCCTGGCAATCACGGCGCCCACGCCAACGCGCACGCGAGGCGACGTTCCAGACCTGGGGCACAGACTGCTGGTGGTGCGGGCACCCAGGCGCATACGAGGTAGACCACCTACACAGGCGTACTGACGGAGGGTCACCGTACGACGTGGCCAACCTCAGGCCATCGCACGGAAGTAACGCACCGTGCCCAGTCTGCGTGAGCCCCACTACAGGGCGTGCCCGCTGCTGCAACCAGGAGCGCAACCGCAAGCCGAGGGTTGACCGCGAGGCGATGAGCATCGACCCCAGTTGCATTTGACCTGGTCAGAGGCTCGCGCGCCAAGATTTTTTCAGGAGGGGGTAGGCGGAACACCCGCTGACCCTTTCCGCGTTTGTGTGCGCACGCAAATAAACCCAAGCCTGATCGCTACAGACCGTAGTCAGTGACTCTGGGTAAGGGGGTTCCGGATGCCATTCCCGGGGACGTTGACCCTGGTCACGGTCGGTATTCAGTGCGACCTTCCGCCCAGCGGTGCGGCCACCGGGTGGTTCGAATTCACCGCGGCCCGTCCACTGCTCGGGGGTGCCGACAACTCGATCGTCCCGCCGTTCACACTGCGGGCCGACCTGGCCGCCGACGGCTCCGGATCGGTCCAGCTGCCGGCCAACAACGATCCGCAATGGAGCCCGACCGGCTGGTCATACGCCGTTGAGGGACGGGTTAACGGGGCCACGATCACCGGCACCCTCCAGCTCGACTACCAGACCGCCAGCGTGCAGCTCGCCGACCTACTCCAGGTCGACGGCACCGCAACCGCGGGAACCTCGTACCTGCTCACCTCGCAGCGGTCCGTCGCCTCCGGAGTCGCCGGGCTCGACGCCGACGGCGACGTCATCGACGCGGCAGGCAACAAGATCGTCGGCGGTGGGGCCAGCGGAACACCGGCAGGCACCGTCACCGCCGAAACCAGCTACGGCCGGTCCTCGACGGCCGGCGCCGCATCGACCTACTCCCGCGGCGACCACACCCACGGCACCCCGGCCGCACCCACCGCCTCACAGATCTCCGACTCCACGGCCACCGGCCGAGCGGTACTGACCGCCGCCGACGCCGCCGCGGCCCGAACCGCGATCGGTGCCGGCACGTCCAGCCTGGCACTCGGCGAGACCGACTCGACAGCCGCCGCCGGAGACCACACCCACGCGGGCGGCGGCACGGTCGCCATCGCCCACGGCTACGTCACCACCGGCGACGTCACCCCGCAGACCATCGGCTCATGGGCCGCACTCACCGGCGGGCCCACGTTCTCGATCGCCGCAGTCGCCGGGGATGCCGTCGAGTTCTCCTGGGCCGGACTCCAGGCCACCGCCACCGGCCTGTTCTGGGACCTGTGCGTGCTGGTCGACGGCTCACCCGTGCGGTACGCGTCCACCGGCACCGGCACGCCGGCCATCGAAGGCGACCCCGGGCTGTACCCGGACTCCGCCTTCCGGTCGAAGCCGGGCCTCGGCATGGTCGTCACCTGCGAATCCGGCGACCTCTCTGGCGGCACCATCACCTTCGGCTTCGCAATCTTGAATCCGTCCGGCGGAGGCAAGCTGTACGCCGGCGCCGCCTATCCGTTGCGGTACCGGGTCGCCAACTGGGGCTCCTGATGTCGGTGCGCGACGCCCTCGAGGCGGACCTCGAGCAGATGCCCGCCGCCGTCCAGTCCAGCACCCTCGCCGCGGTGGCACGCAACCTGGCCGACGTCCTCGACGAGGGCTGCGGGGCCCGAGACTCCGCTGCGGTGGCCAAGGAGATGCGGGCCGCACTCACCGATCTACGGGCCATGGCCGACGCTGCGCCGGAGGAGGCTGACCCGATCGATGATCTCAGCCGGCGCCGTGTTGATCGGATCACAGACCCCCCGCTACCGGGCCGTTCCGCAGGGGGCGGTGTCCACCTGGGGTGACGAAGCCATCGACCTGATGGCCACGGTCGGGGTGACGCTCGATCCGGGCCAGCGGGAGACCATCTGCGATGGCATGTCCGAGGGCGCCGACAGGAAGTGGCTGGCGTCCGAGGTTGCGGACGTCGAGCCGCGGCAGAACGGCAAGGGCGTGATCCTGGAGACCCGCGCGCTGTCGGGGCTGCTGCTGGTCAAAGAGCCGCTGATCATCTGGACGGCGCACGAGTTCAAGACCGCGCATCAGGGCTTCATGCGGATGCGCCACTACTTTGACAACTACGACCACCTGCGCAAGCGGGTCCGTACGATCCGGTCGTCGACACACTCCACCGAGATCATCCTCAAGACCGGGCAGACGCTGGCGTTCCTCGCCCGGTCCGGCGGATCCGGCCGGGGCTTCGCCGGCGTCAGTCCGCTGTTCCTCGACGAGGCGTTCGCGCTCACCGCCGAGCAGGTCGCGGCGATCATGTACGCCACATCGGCGGCCGCGAACCCGCAGGTCTGGTACATGTCCTCGGCGCCGCTCGCCGATTCCGAGGTGCTGCGCGAGACATGCAAGCGCGGCCGGCGCGGCGCCCGCGGCCTGGTCTACTACGAGTGGTCGGCGCGCGGCCGCTACGACGACCTGTTCAAACTCGTCGAGCAGAACAAGGCACTGTCCGACGAGGACGAGGACACGGCCGAAGGGCAGGAGCTGCGCGGCCGCCTGTTCGCCGCGGTCGCCGAGGCGAACCGGGCGTTCGGGATTCGCATCTCCGAGTCGTCAATCCTGCGCGAGGTCCGCGCCACCGGCGTCGAGCAGTTCCTGCGCGAGCGGCTCGGTGTGTACTCCGAGCTGGAGACCGGCGCCGCGATCGATGCCGAGCGGTGGAAGAAGCTCGGTGATCCGGAGTCGCGCCGTGACGGCGATGTGGCCATCGCCGTCGACATCGCCCCCGAACGGGACTGGGCTGCGATCGGTCTGTACGGCCACCGTGCCGACGACCTCGGTCACGTGCAGCTAATCCACTACGGCCCGGTCGCCGGCCTGCTCGACAAGATCGCCGAGTACCGTGACGCCCTCGATCCGGTCGCGGTCGGCATGGCCCGCGGCACGTACGCGTCGCTGCGCGAGGACCTCAAGAAGCGCGGCATCATCCGGCCCGAGGACCGCGGCGACGACGACGAGCCGAGCCGCAGCGACGACAAGGATCCCCGGCGTGGCGACCTGGTCGTGCTCGGCGGAACCGACATGGCGGCCGCGTGCGGGCAGATCCTTGACGCCACCAAGGAGTCGACGATCCGGCACGTGCCGGCCAAGCAGCTCGACGACGCGGTCGGCGTCGGCAAGACGCGGCGTACCGGTGAGTCGATCGCCTGGGCGCGTACCGATCGGGCCGTAGACATCACCGCCCTGGTCGCGGTCACCGAAGCCCGGTGGTCCTTCTACGCCCGGCGGGATGCGAAGCCGCGGGAAGACGAATACGACCCGCTGGGCAACATCTTCTGAAAGGGGTTCCCGGTGACGGTGCTCGCCGCGCGGCTACGCCCGCGCTGGGACCTGGCCACCGGCCGGATCGCCACCCTGGCCGGCGCGCTGGTCGGCAAGATCGGCCGCGGCCTACCCGGCATCGGCGGCCCCCTACTGGTGGCATTCGGGCTGTGGCTGGCGTGGGCGCCCCTCGGTTTCATCTTCGCCGGCCTGGCGCTCTGGGCGCTCGACAGGCGGGTCTGATGGGCATCTGGTTCCGCAAGCCTCAGCCCGAACGGCGCAGCCTGCCACGGCAGGAGATGAGCGGCCCGCCGTCGTTCGCCAGCGTCGACCTGTCGTCGGCCGAGTCGAGCCTTCAGTCGATCGCGGTGCACTCCTCCGTCGACCTCATCGCGTCGCTCGGCTCCGAACTGCCGGTGCACGTCTACGCCGGCGAGGGCGCCGCCCGGACCAAGAAGCCGACCCCCGGCTACCTGCTCGACCCGGCCGGCGACGGGAACGGCTTGCCCGACTGGGCCTACCAGCTGCTCACGTCGTGGCTACTGCGCGGCAACGGCTACGGCGACATCCTCACCATCGCGCCGTCCGGATACCCCACCCAGGTCCGGCTGTTCCACCCCGACGAGATCGGCGGCTGGATCGACCAGTCCGGCAACCCGGTGTGGACCGTCAACGGCAAACGCATCGAGACGTCACGGTTCTGGCACCGCCGCGTCAACCCGATCCCGGACCGCGTCCAGGGCCTGGGCCCAATCAGCATGCACGCCACTCAAATCGGGCTGTCCCTGACGACCACCAGGTACGGGCTGCAGTGGTTCGGCGACGGCGCTCACCCAGGCGGCATGCTCACCAACGAGCTGACCGACCTCAAGCCCGAGCAGGCCAAAACCGCCAAGGACCGCTTCATGGCCGCAGTCCGCGGATCCCGGGAGCCGGTCGTGCTGGGCCGCGGCTGGAAGTACCAGAACATCCAGGTCGCGCCGGAAGAGTCGCAGTTCCTGGAGACCCAGGGCTACACCGAGGCCCAGTGCTGCCGGATCTTCGGTCCCGGCATCGCCGAGATCCTCGGCTACGAATCCGGCGGGTCGCTGACCTACGCCAACGTCGAGAGCAGATCAACACACCTGCTCGTCTACAGCCTGAACAAATGGCTGCGCCGGCTGGAGCGTGTGCTCACCGACATGCTGCCCCGGCCCTGGTATGCGCGCCTCGACCGCGACGCGCTGTTGCAGGCGACCGCGCTGGACCGCTGGAAGGTCTACCAGCTCCAGCTCAGCACCAAGGCCCGTGCGATCAACGAGGTCCGCGACGACGAGGACTGGGGCCCGGTGCCGTGGGGCGACGGCCCCGCCGAAGAACCTCCGCCCGCGCCGCCGGCCGAGCCGCAAGACGAACCCGACGACGAACCCGACGAGGGCGAGGGGAACTGATGGACACGCTCACGCTGCCCGACCTGGACGTCGTGCGGACCACCCTGATCGCGTGCGAGCTGCGCGCCGACGACGAGGCCGGCGACGACCTGGGCGTCATGGACGTCCGCTGGTCGCCGTTCAACTCGTGGTACCGCATCGACTCGATGTGGGAGGGATCGTTCCTCGAACGGTCCGCGCCGGGCGCGTTCAAGCGCACCATCAAGGCCCACAACTCGGCCGCCGCCGAAGACGCCCACAACATCAAGACCCTCTTCAACCACGGCATGGACTTCCACATCGGCGACAAGATCCTCGGCCGGATCGAGAAGCTTCGCGAAGAGGCCGACTCCCCGGTGTCGCAGGTGCGCCTGTTCGACACCTCCTACAACCGGGACCTGCTGCCCGGCCTGCGTGCCGGTGTCTACGGCAGCTCGTTCATGTTCCGCGTCGTCAAGGACGAATGGAACAACGAGCCCGGCGCCAGCGACCACAACCCCGACGGCCTGCCCGAACGCACCCTCAAAGAGGTCCGCGTCTTCGAGGCAGGCCCGGTCACCTGGCCGGCGAACCCGGCCGCCAGCTCCGGCATGCGCTGCATGTCCGGCACCGACATGTACTACGAGCACCTGGCCCGCCTCGACCCGCACCGGGTCGAGGGCATGCGGGCACGCCTCACCGCACTCCGCGGCAGCCGACCCGACACCGTCACTCGGCCGGCCGACGGACCCGCGACAGTACCGACCGCCGACCCGGCTTCGCGCCACTCGGACGGGAACCGCCGCGGCGAACGCGCCCGGCGTATCCGTGAAGCGCGGCTCGCCGCGTTCCAGTCCTGAGAAGGGAACCGCTCTCCATGAAGACTTTGGAGGAGCTGCGCGCCCGGCAGTCGGAGATCGCCGACGAGCTGCGCGCGCTGAACGACGAGATCGGCAACGCCGACCCGACCACCGAACAGCAGGCCCGCTGGGACTCCCTCGACGCCGAGGAGAAGGACCTGCGCGAGACCCGCATCCCCGCGGCCGAGCGCGCCGCCCGGGTCGCCGACTCGCGTGCCCGCTGGCAGTCCACCCGGTTCTCCAGCAAGCCCGGCACGTTCGACGCCCTGAACAACCCGGCCGCCGGCCGGCAGGAACTCGTCGACTCGCTGATCCGCGCCAACGAGCACCGCGACATCGAAGGCCCCAACCAGGCCCACTTCGAGTGGGTGATCAAGCGGCACGCCGGTGACACCGCCTGGGCGGCGAACCTGCTGGCCCGGTCCCGCCCGGAGTACCAGTCCGGCTTCGCGAAGCTGATGATGGGCCGCGCCGAGCTGCTCACCGCCGAAGAGCGGACCGCAATGTCGGTCGGCTCCAACACCAACGGCGGCTACCTGCTCCCGACCCACCTCGACCCGACGATCATCCTCACCAACTCGGGCAGCTCCAACAACATCCGGCAGATCTCCCGCGTGGTCACCCTCACCCAGGGCACCACCTGGAACGGCGTCACCTCGGCCGGCGTCACCGCCTCGTGGGACGGCGAGCTCGCGGAGGTCTCCGACGACACCCCGACCCTGGGCCGAGTGTCGATCGCAACCAACATCGCGCAGGCGTTCGTCCAGGCGTCGATCGCGGCGTTCGACGACATCGACAACCTCGCCTCCGACGTGATGATGATGTTCGCCGACGCCCGCGACCGCCTCGAGGGCGCCGCGCACGCCACCGGCTCCGGCGCCAGCAACCAGCCGAAGGGCATCGTCACCGCGCTGGACGCGTCCACCTCGGTCGAGATCACGTCGACCACGGCGGCGACCATCGGCGAGGTCGACATCCACGCCGTCTACCGGGGCGTGCCGGTCCGCTGGCGCAACCGGTCGACGTGGCTGACCAACCCGCTGTACAACCTGGCCATCAAGCGCCTCGGCACCGCGGTCTCCAGCGCGTTCTCCGGCGACCTGACCCAGCCGGTGACCGACCGGATCCTGGGCCGCCCGGTCGTCGAGAGCGACGACATGCCGACCACCCAGACGACCACGAGCCTCGACAACGAGATCGTCTTCGGCGACTTCTCGAACTACGTGATCGTCGACAAGCCGGGCGGCATGTCCGTCGAGTACATCCCGCACCTGTTCAACACGAACGCGAACCTGCCCGACGGCCGCCGTGGCTGGTACGCGTACTGGCGCACCGGTGCCGACTGCGTGAACCTGTCGGCGTTCCGGCTGCTTCAAGATAAAACGTCGGCCTAGCACTGGTCTTATTCCAGTCAAGCGCAAGTCTTGTAGGCTGCGGGGCATGGATGCCCGTGCCCCGCAGGCCAAGACATGCTGCATCGAGAGTTGCGACAAGCCGTCCTTCACGCGCGGATGGTGCTCAATGCACTACTCGCGCTGGCAGCGACACGGTGACCCGCTCGCGCAACTGCGCTCCTCCCCGACGCCTCCAGACGCCGTCGAGAAGCGATGCTCGCGCTGCACCCAGACCAAGCCGGTCGACCAGTTCGATCGGCGCAAGGGCGCGAAGAACCGCCCCGGTTCCCTTAAGGGCTACTGCCGGGAGTGCGACAAGGAGTACTACCGGGAGTACGTCAGCTCTGCTGGTGGCCGTGAACGCGCACGAGTGGCTCGCTCTGGCTGGAGCAAGCGGAACCACGAGTACTTCCTGAAGTACCGCTACGACATCACGCTCGCCGACTACGAGGCGCTGATGGCGGCCCAGGGTGGCCGGTGCGCGATCTGCGGAACGGACCAGCCCGGCGGCAACTTCACCAAGTGGGCCGTCGATCACTGCCACAACAGCAGCAAGGTCCGTGGCTTGCTGTGCGGCTCCTGCAACCTGGGCATCGGACAGCTCGGCGACGACCCGGCGCGCCTCCGCGCCGCCGCCGACTACATCGAGCGCCACCGCTAACAGATCACGATCCAGAAGGGCCGGGTCCTCGCAGGGCGCCCGGCCCTTTCTCCTGCCCTGCGACGCCCTGCGGGAGGAAACCATGGCCAAGATCTACCGCGTCCGCCCGGCCTCGGCCGGCGGCCCGTGCGCCGTCCGCCACCCGGAGCACGGCGAGTTCACCGTCCCCAACCCCGCCCAGCAGTTCACCGCCGACGACCCGCTGGTGCGCGCCTACCCGTGGCTGTTCGTCGTCGACAGCGAAACCGCCGACGAGCCGCCCGTCGAGGCCGCCACCCGCCGGCCCGGCGAGCAGCGCGGCCGGCTCTCCCGTGGCTGAGTTCACCGAGGGAACCGTGATCGTCGGGTTCCTCGACCCCGGCGCCTGGAGCGCGTGCTTCGGCCTGTCCTACCGCGACCTGTGCCTCTACGACGCCGCCTCGTCGCAGCGCATCGTGCGACCCGGCGGCAAGGAACTGCGCGCGGTCACCGGTGCCGGCGGCATTGCCGTCAACCGCAACAAGGTTGCCCGAGACTTCCTCGACAACACCGATGGCGAATGGCTGTGGTTCGTCGACTCCGACATGGGGTTCGCGCCGGAGACCGTCGACCAGCTCGTCAAGTCCGCCGACCCGGCCTTGCGCCCCGTGATGGGCGCGCTCTGCTTCGCCGCGCTTCGCCGTAAACCTGCCGAGGTCCGCACCCTCTACGCCGAGCGGTTTCTGATCCAGCCGACCGTCTACGAGTACGTCGAGACCGACGGCGAGGTCGGATTCCGGCCCATCATCGACTACCCGCGTGACCAGGTCATGCCGGTCGCGGGCACCGGGGCAGCCTGCCTGCTCATCCACCGCAGCGCCCTCGAGGTGGTTCGCGCCCGGTACGGAGATGCCTGGTTCGACCCGATCGTGCACCCGACCGGCCTCAAGGGCCGGCCGCGCACGTTCTCCGAGGACCTGTCGTTCTGTATCCGGCTACAGGCCGTTGACCTTCCCGTGCACGTCGACACCGCGGTGAAGACGACCCACGAGAAGGGCTTCATCTACCTCGACGAGGAGACGTTCGAGGCTCAGAACCTGGAGGGATGACGTGGCCAACGAATACGCCACCCTCGCCGAACTCAAAGGCGCGCGGAAGATCCCACTGTCGGACACCGCCGACGACGCGGCGCTCAACAAGGCGCTCACCCGCGCCTCTCGGGCCATCGACGACCGCACCGGCCGCCGGTTCTGGCTCGACGGCTCCGCCACGGCCCGCACCGGCGCCACTCGCGGCCGGGTCGTCCGCGACGACGGCGACGGGGAGCTGCTGCTCGTCGACGACATCGCTTCAACGACGGGCCTGATCGTCGAACTCGGTGACGGATCCGCCTGGACCGCGGTCACCGACTACTTCACCGAGCCCGACAACGCCCTCGCCGACAGTCGGGCGATCACCGGCCTGCGCCGCGACCGCGGGCTGTGGTGCACCTCCCGACGCTGGCGGATCACCGCGCTGTGGGGGTGGCCGGCCGTGCCGGACCCGATCGCCGAGGCGACACTGCTGCTCGCGAATCGGCGATTCATGCGCCGCGACTCGCCGGAAGGTGTGGCCGGCTGGGCGAACGAGGGCCCCGTCCGGGTCTCTCGGTTCGACCCGGACATCGAGGATCTCGTCTCGCCCTATGTACTGCCGGGGTTCGCATGATCCTCGCCGACGTCATGGACGAGGTGGCCACCGTGCTTGCCACCGTCACCGGGCTGCGCGTGCAGGCCTACCCGGCGTCGACCGTCACTCCGCCGGCCGGGGTCGTCAACTATCCGGTCCCGCCCGGGATCCAGTATCACCAGACCTACGGCCGCGGCGAGACGAGCTACCCGGACGTCGAGGTGACCCTCGTGTCGTCGCGGGTTACCGACCGGTCCGCCCGCGATCAGGTGTCGGCCTGGTGCTCGGACACCGGCGATCAGTCGGTCATCGAACAGCTTGAGGCGCACATCTGGACGTCCTGCGACGAGGTGACCGTGGCCAGCTGTGAGTTCGAGGTCGTCACGATCGGCGGCACCGACTACCTCGGCGCGACCTTTCACCTCGATATCACCGGACCGGGCAACTAGGAGGGGCCGATGGCCACCACGCTGAAAACTGTGGTGACGGCGCAGATCGACGCCGTCTACAAGAACGTGCTTGACCTCGGCACGCCGACCGATTCGTTCCTCAAGAAGACGAAGATCGAGCTGTCGGAAGGCACCGGCGCCAACTCGGCGGACCGGATGTTCCACGACCAGCGGACGATCAACGCCTCGTCGAGTGAGGATCTGGACCTGGCCGGCGTGCTGGCGGGCCCGTTCGGCAACACGCTGACGTTCGTCGAGCTGCGGGCGATCCTGATCTCCGCATCGTCGAGCAATACCAACAACGTCCGGGTCACCCGGCCGGCGAGCAACGGCGTGCCGCTGTTCCTGGCGGCCAGTGATGGGATCGACATCCCGCCCGGTGGCGTCTTCATGTGGGCCTGTCCGGCTGACGGCAAGGTCACCGTCACCGCGTCGACCGGAGACCTGCTCACCGTCGCGAACTCGTCGTCCGGCACCTCGGTGACGTACGACGTCGTCATCATCGGCACCAGCGCCTGAGGAGGCTGACGTGGCGCGCAAGCACTCCAAGTCGACGGTCATTCTGATCGACGGCAACAACGTCTCCGAGTTCTGCACGGACTCCAACTGCGAGCAGAGTTCCGGCACCGAGGACAACACCACGTACGGCAAGAACGCCATCGTGAAGGATCCGACGCTGCTCACCGGCGCGTTCGCCTGCTCCGGCAAGTACGACGACGGCGCGACCGGCCCGCGGGCGGTACTCAAGCCGCTGGTCGGGCAGAAGGTCAACGTCAAGTACCGGCCGGAGGGCACCGGGAGCGGCCTGCCCCAGGACAGCTTCGACGCGATCATCACGAAGTACGTCGAGACCGCCCCAGTGGCCGGCTACCGCCTCTGGTCCCTGGAGACCGAGCCGTCCGACGACTGGGATTCGGCGGACCAGGTATGAGCGAGATCGCAAGCTTCGAAGACCTCACCGGCGGCGAGGCGGAGTCCATCACCGTCGAACTCGCCGGCGGCAAGACCGTCCGGGTGCGCGGCCTCTCCCGCTACGAGTACATGCTCGCCGGCAAGCAATCGCAGCGCAACGGCGAGACGGACGTCAACCAGTTCGAGGGCCAGATCGTGCACTACGGCATGGTCGAGCCGGCGCTCTCGCTCGGCCAGGTCGAGGCGTGGCAGAAGGCCCCCGGCCGGTCCGCGGACTTCGCCCGCGTGGAACGGGAGATCATGCGGCTGTCCGGGCTCGGCGAGGACGCCGACAAAAGCGATCTACGAGAGCTTCGAGACGAGTCCTGACCTGGAATTCGACCACCTCCTGTGCCTCAAGCTCGGATGGCGGTCAGTGACGGAGATGCGCCGGGGAATGACGTCGGCGGAGTGGCAGCGCTGGCGAATCTACTTCCTGCGCCGCCATCAGGAACGCGAACTCGCGATGGAGCAGTCCAGGAGGTGAGTCGTGACCGAGATGCGGATCGCCGTCACCGGCCTGGCTCAGCTCAACCGCGGACTCCGGGCGATCGACAGCGAAGCGCCGAAGCAACTGCGCCTCGCGCTCAACGAGGCCGCCGAACTGCTCGTCACCAAAACCCGCCCGAAGATCCCCGCTGTCACCGGGGCGGCCCGGTCCAGCCTCAAGGCTCGGTCCACCCGCACCTCCGCCCGCGTTGCCGTCGGCGGCAAGAAGGCCCCGTACTTCCCCTGGTTGGACTTCGGCGGCCAGGGGCGAGTCAAGGGGCGGCCGGCGCCCAGGGCGTTCATCAACGAGGGCCGGTACGTGTACCCGACGCTCGCCGAGATCCGGCCCGAAATCGAGCAGGTACTGCAGGATTCCATCTCCGCCGTGATCTCCGGCGCCGGCCTCGAGGAGGACTAGGTGGCGGGCAATGCGGTCACCCTGGAGTTCGCCGGCGACGCGACCAGGCTCCAGCGGGCGGCTCAGCAGGCGACCGAGGCCACCGACTCGGTGGCCCGGGCGGCCAATGACGCTGGCTCCAGTTTCCAGCAGTCCAGCCAGGATGCGTCGCGTTTCGAGCAGCGGATGGGCAACCTCGGTGCGGCCACGGCCGGCCTCACCGACGCCGTCGACTCGCTCGCTGGTGGCATGCAGGCGGTCGCCGACATCCAGGACTACGCCCGCCAGCGTGCGCAGCGCCTTGAGCAGGCGGAGACCGACGTTGAGCAGGCGATGGCCGATACGCGTCAGGCCGCGATCGACCTCGAGCAGTCGATCGTCGACCTGAACCAGGCCAAACTCGACGGGCAGCAGGCCAGCCTCGATCTGGACCAGGCCTTGATCGACGAGAAGCAGGCGATCCTCGATGCGCAGACTGCGGTGAAGGAGTACAACGAGGCGGTCGCGGAACACGGCAAGGGCAGCGACGAGGCCAAGCAGGCCGCTCTGGATCTGGAGCAGGCGCAGCAGGATCAGGCTCAGGCGATGCTGGACGCGGACCAGGCGGCGGCCGACGCGACGCAGGCGCAGACCGACCTCAAGCAAGCCACCGAGGACGGCAAGCAGGCGAACATCGATGCCCGCCAGTCGCAGATCGACCTCAATGACGCCATGCACGAGGCGAACCCTCCCCAGTTGCAGGAGTGGGCCGATAAGCTCGCCCTGATCACGCCGCTGCTCACCGCGGTGATCGGCGTGACGTCGCTGGTGACCGCGGCGCAGTGGGCGTGGAACGCGGCGCAGCTCGCGAACCCGCTGACCTGGATCATCCTCGGGATCGTCGCCCTGATCGCCATCATCGTGCTGCTCGTGGCGAACTGGGACTGGGTCGCGGAGAAGGCCGGCCAGGCGTGGGACTGGATCAAGGAGAAGGCGATCCAGGCGTGGGACTACCTGAAGACGATTCCCGGCAAGATCGCCGACCACTTCGAGGCGGTGTGGCGGGGGCTCACGACACCGTTCCGTAAGGCGTGGGACTGGGTCAAGGACAAGTCGTCCCAGGTGTGGGAGTACCTGAAGAAGCTGCCCGGGAAGATCGCCGATGCATTCTCCAGCATCGGCACCAAGATCAGTGCGCCGTTTCGGGCCGCATTCAACGCGATCTCCCGCGCCTGGAACTCCACGGTCGGTCAGCTGAGCTGGACCGTGCCCGGATGGGTGCCCGGAGTCGGCGGATCCTCGGTCAGCGCACCGAAGCTGCCGACCTTCCACACCGGCGGCAAGATCCCCGGCCTGCCCGGGCAAGAGGTGCCGTTCCTCGGCCTGGCCGGCGAGACCGTGCTCCCCGCGGGCCGGTCACCCTCCGACAGCGTCCAGGTGGTCGTCATGCTCGACTCCGACGTCCTCATCGAGGGCCTCGCCCGACAGGTGGGCCGCCGCGGCGGCAACGTGCAGCTGGTCTTGGGCGGCCGCAATGCCGCGTAAGAACGATGTTGCCCTCGAGGTCTACTACGACGGCGCCTGGCACGACCTGGTCATTGGCGACTACGTGCTGGCCGGCCAGCAGATCAAGATTCAGCGCGGCGACGGGGCGCAGTCCGCGGCCATGCGCCCCGCTCTGCTGACCGCCCAGCTCAGCAACGACGAGGACCTGTTCCGCAACAGCAACCCGGAGTCGCCGCTCTACGGCAAGGCGGGCCGGAACGTCCCGATCCGGGTATCCGTCGGCGGGGTGGTCCGCGGGCACGTCCAGGTGTCGCGGTGGGAGGCCAGCGAATCCCGCGATTTCCGGGCCAAGCCGAAGCGCGGCAGCGCATGGGTCGACGTCGAGGCGGGTGGCCTGCTCCAGCAGATCCATCAGTGGAAAGAGCCGCTCAAGAGTCCGCTCGTGCGCAACACCCTGTCGCTGTCCAACCTGATCGGGTTCTGGCCGCTCGAGGACCCGCGGGACGCGCCGTACCTGTCGACGCCGATGCCCGGCGGGATCGCGGGCGTGACCTTCGGCGAGGTGACCCTCGGCGGCGAACAGCGGCCCGGTGGCGCCACGGCGGCCGCCGAGGTCGCCGCCGACGGCGTGCTCACCGGACGCTTCCTGCGGTCGACGGCGTCCGGCTACCAGCTGACCTTCTCCGCCTACATCCCGGCCACCCTCACGGCCGCCTACCAGGAGATCTTCCGCTGGACGGACAGCCGGAACCGGGTGTGGGCGTGGGAGATCAACGACGCCAGCTACGCCTATCGGATCTACGACTCCGACGGATCGACCCTGTCGTACACCTCCGACAGTTACGGCACCCAGAGCCCGGTCCAGTGGGTTCGGTTCCGGATGAAGGTGACCGTGTCCGGCGGCACGATCACCTACGAGCCGGCCTGGTACCCGGAAGGCGCGACGTTCACGACCGGATCGACCCAGACGTTCTCCGGCACGGCCACCGGCCAGCCCCGAACGTGGCTCACTCCCAGAACCGACTACAGCACCGGCGCGTTCTACTCCTGCGTGTACGCGGTCGACGACCCGGACATCGACCTGGTTAGCGACAGTGGCGTGCTGGCCGCATTCAACGGGCACGCCGGGGAACGGGCCCGGAACCGGTTCGGCCGGCTCATGAACGAAATGGGCCTGCCCTGGAATGCGATCGGCACCACGGCCCTGTCGGAACCGATGGGCGTGCAGCCCGCAGCGCCGTTCGCGGACATCCTCAAGGAGATCCGCGACACCGAAGACGGCCTCATGTTCGACGCCATCGACAACATCGCGGTGATCTTCCTGCTGCGCAACGCGCGGTACAACCGCACCGCAGTCCGCATCGACGTCAACGAGTTGCCCGGCCGGCCCCGGGAGGTCACCGACGACCTGGGCGTCTACAACATCGTCACAGTGTCGCAACGCGACGGCGGCGAAGCGGCCGCCGAAGACGCCACCAGCCCAATCGGGTCGCAGTCGTCCCCGGACGGCATCGGACCCTACGAGCAGACGATCGACGTCAACATCGACGACGAGGCGGTACTGCCTGGCCTGGCCGGCTGGTGGCTGAACCGCGGCACCGTCGACCTTCCCCGGTATCCGGCGGTCACGGTCAACCTGGCCGCCCTCGACCCGGACAAGGTCGCCGAGATTGAGGACATCGACGTCGGCGACGCCCTGGAGATCACCGGCTACCGCGAATACGACATCCGGTTGCAGGTCGTCGGCTACACCGAGACGATCGGCTGGCCCAACGCCCGCAGCATCGTGTTCACCACGGTCCCGGACCAGATCTTTGACGTCGGCACCTACGACGGCGACCGCCGCTACGACCTGCGCACGGCAACCGTGTCGGCGGTGGCCGGCCCGACCGCTACCACGCTGACGATCGGTATCACCGACGACGAGGCGTGGTCGTCGACCAGCGCCTACGACCTGATGATCGCCGGCGAACTGGTCGGCGTGCCCGTCGGCGGCATGGGCGCGCGCACCGGATCGGCCGGCGCGTATCAGCAGGTGCTCACCGGCGCCGTCCGCAGCAAGAACGGCGTCCGCAAGACGTTGCCCGTCGGGGCCGAGGTCCACATCGCTACTCCCGGGAGGTGGGCGCGGTGACGACGCGCGAGTCCGGCATCGAGGTGTTCGGCGGCGACATCATCTATGCCGCCGACATCAACTCCGTGGTGGCGAGCCTGCCGAAGCTGTACGTCAAGGACAACGTCACGTCGCGGCAGTCCACGACCACGCTGGCCGACGACCCGGACCTGGCCGGGATCGCCCTGGCGGTGGGCGTCTACGACATCGAGCTGCTGTTGTTCTACACGGTGGCGTCGACCACGCCCAAGATCAAGACCCGGTGGGGGTTCACCGGGACGATCACGAACAGCATCCGGGTGTGCCACGGCCCCGGCTCGGCCAACGTCGGCGCCCCCGACGCGGTCACGGACGCCACGTTTCGCGGATACGGCCTCACCAGCCAGGACGCCGTCTACAACTCGTCGACCTCGACCGCCTACACCGCGGTGACCGAGACGGTGTACGGCGCCGAGGTGACCGTGACCGGCAACCTCAGCCTGCAATGGGCGCAGAGCGTCTCGACTGCCTCCAACGTCAATGTGCAGCCGGGCAGCACGTTCCGCATCCGCAAGATCTCCTGAGGGGACGCTATGGCCACCTGGATCCTCGTGCCCTGTCTCGGGCAGCTGCGCGGCGAGTTCAACACGGTCGCGCCGAACCGTGATCGAGGCGCGGACGGCTCGATCGGCGACAGCTCGCACACCTCCTCGTCGGACCACGCCGACGACGAGGCCTCGGACGTCCTGCGCGATCGCGATGCGGACAGCGATCACGAGGTCCACGCCACCGATATTGACTCGACCGGGCCGTGGCCGGACGGCAAGGGCGGCGAGGCGGGCGGCTGGTTCGACCAGCAGATCCGGCGCCTCGCCGAGCAGGAACGGGTCGAGTACGAGAGCCCGGACGTCTACGGCCGGTTGCAGAACATCATCTGGCGCGGCCGGATCATCTCCCGCTCGTGGGGCTGGTCCGAGTGGCGCCCCTACTCCGGCCCGTCCGCGCACTTCGATCACGCGCACTTCTCCGCGCGGTACCTGACCGGCGCCGAGAGCGACACACGCCCGTGGGGCATTGAGGAGGACGACATGCCGTCTGCTGAGGATATTGCCCGGGCGGTCTGGGCGTACGGGCTTCAAGATCCATACGCGCCGACCGATCCGTCCCGGAAACTCCCCGCCGGGACGTGGCTCAAATACAGCACCTCCCGCGGCCAGGTCTCCGAGCTGGCGCGGGCGGTTGCCGCGCTGGCGTCGGCTGACGTGGTCGACGAGGCCGCGATCGGCGCGGTGGTCCTGGCGGCGCTCACGCCGGAGGCTATCGCTGCAGCGATCCCGGCTGAGCTGGCCGAGCAGGTCGCGGACAAGCTGGCCGAGCGGCTCCAGGCATGACCGCGCCGGGCGATCACGGGGGCGTCGTCATCACCTTGCGAGACATCTATCAGCAGCTTGTCGGGCTGGCTACCCGGGTGGATACGGCCCTGTCGCGTGGTGACCACCATGAGGAGATGCTGACGGACCATGAGTCGCGCCTACGGTCGCTGGAGCGTGGCCGCTGGCCACTGGCCTCGGCGACCGCGCTGATCGCGTTGGGGTCGCTGGCGGTGGCGATCCTCGTGGCGCTCTACAAGAAGTAGCTGCCGCCCTAAACCTTTCTGGTCCGTAGGAGATGGGCACCTTAGGTCTGGTTAAGGTCCCCGACCGCCGCCACCCGTTCGATTGGTGCTGACCCTGCCCGTTCGGTTGGTGCGCCCCAGCTCAGCCCTTTCGGTCCTCGGCATGCCGCCGGGGGCCTTCGTTGTGATCGGAGACATCATGCGCACCGCAGTTTTCTGGCGGGAGACCACCGAGCGCGCCGTGAAGTCGGCCGCTCAGGCGCTACTCGGCCTGTGGCCGCTCGACCAGTTCAACATCCTCAACGCCGACCCGCGCCTCGCCGGCGGAATCGCGGCCGGCGCCGCAGTGCTGTCGATCCTGACCTCACTGGCGTCTACGGCCATCGGCTCCACGTCGAGCCCCAGCGTGGTCGAGTGAGCCGCCGGGCGGTCTGGATCACCGCATTCCTCGGCGTCACCACGGTCGCGCTGGTCGCCGAGTGCTGGGCATCGTGGGACAGCAGCCCCGACACGGTGCCGTGGACCGACCTGATCGTGGGCTATGTGCCGGGCGAGATCACTGCCTTGGTCCTCGGCGCGCTCGCGGCCTGGCTCCCCGTGCACTTCGGGCTCCGCTACTGGCGGAAGCGCCGCGCCGAGTAGTACTACAGACGTCCCCATGAAGCGCCCCACCTGGCCACCCGGCCGGGTGGGGCGCTTCATGCTGTTCAGGGTCAGTCGCGGCGCCAGCGGTACGGCTTCGGTCCCTTGCAGGTGTAGCGGACGCCGTCCTTGGTGAAGCTCTGCCCGCGCCGGTTGGTGGCGCAGAACGCGCCAGGCTTGCCCGCGCCCAGGTCCCGCTCCGGGTCGGCCTCCTTGGTGCGGGTGGCCGGCCGCGACGTGGCGACCTCGGTCACCACCGTGGTGGCAGTGGACCGGGTGGTGACCGTGCCGGCGGGCCGGTCCTCCCGGTCGGCAGTCGCGCCGATGGCGAGGAAGCCCCCGAGGCACAGCACGAGGACGCCACCGCCGGCGCCGAGCACGATGGGTAGGGTCCGCTTCGGCTTCGGCTGCTGCGGCGGCTTGTAGCCGGGCGGGTACGACGGCGGGTAGGACACGGGCTCTCCCGGGCGTGAGGCGTAGACGCACGAGCATCGCTGTCCCGCCGAGGCCAGCGCCAGTGCGGCCGGATGATCGTCGGCGATGTCCAGCCGTTCGGGCTACTCGCCTTCGGGGTCCTCGGCGAGCGCCGGCCGGTGCTCGGCGATCCAGGCCTCGACGTCCTGGGCGAGCCAGATCCTGCCCGCTTTCAGCTCCCACCGCGGGGCCGGGAAGGCCAGCTTGCGGCTATCGGCGATCTGTGAGACGCGCGCCGCGGTGACGCCGAGCGCCCGCGCGATCTCTGCGGTGCCCATCAGTCGCACGTCGTCGAGGTCCACAAGATCGAACGCTAAGTGACTTCGCACTTTACGGTACGTAATACCCGTTCACTCTTTACGATCCTTCTAGATGGTCCTAAAGTCCCTGACCTAGAGGCGGCGCGGTGCTGGACTCGATCACCGGCGCCGCGCCGCCTCGTCCACCCCTGGATCAGGGAGGCGACCATGACGGGCGCAGCAGACGGCACGCAGTTGGCGATACCGCCGCAGCAGTGGACCGAGGCCAGGAGGCGCCGCTCCATCTGCGGATGCGGCAGGCCGATCAAGACGTGCTGTTTCGGCTGGGTCCACGAAGACTCCAACTGGGTCACGTCGGGCACGTGTGCGGACGCCGTACCTAAGGACGGCCGCTGA